TGGCGCTAAACGTTTTGACAGGTTTAGTCCGGTTTTGTCACATATCGTGTCATACGGGACACACCAAGATCCAGATCGCTGTGACCAGCAGTGTTAGCAACTACGTAACCTGACCATGGACCCGCACGGGCCGGTCAGCCGCCCGCACGGGAGGAAATGGACATGGGAAGCCGCGGACCGCTCGGAAATGACCCCAGTCGGCAGACTCGATTCCGTCGTGACCAGACGCCGATGCGCCTGGTGGTGGCCCAGCGGGCATCACAACCGGAATTACCTGAGTTTGACTTCCAGGTCAAGATCGACGGCGTCTTCGTGACCCAGGAGTGGTTCTGGCCGGAGCGGACCCGGAACTGGTGGCGGACGTGGGCGGACAGCCCGCTGGCGCCCGACTTCACGGAGTCCGACTGGGAGTTCCTCCTGGACACCGCGCTCATCCATGCCCAGTTCTGGAACGGCGACATGAAGGTCGCCTCCGAGCTCCGGCAGCGGGTCGGCAAGTTCGGCGCCACCCCCGAGGACCGCGCCCGGCTCAAGGTCCAGTTCGCCGACGCCGACGACGCCACCGACCGGCGCGAGCGCAAGAAGGACATGTCGGAGTCCCGCAAGCGTCGTGGCCCCCTCACCGAGGCGGGTTGATGCCGTGGAAGCCCAGCGCACCAGGTGAGGTCCCCACCCTCGGCTACTACGTCATCGACTGGATGACGGACATGCTCGCGGCCCCCGGCCGCGCCGAGTACGAGCCGTTTCGCCCGTACCGCGAGCAGGAGGACTTCCTGCTGCGCTTCTACGAGATCAACCCCGACACGGGCCGCTTCCGCTACGACCGTGGCCTCCTGGGCCGCCCCCGTGGCTGGGGCAAGTCGCCCATGCTGGCCGCCCTCGCGTGCGTGGAGGCCCTCGGGGACGTCCTCTTCGACGGCTGGGACACCAAGGGCCAGCCGGTGGGCCGGCCGTGGCGCACGGTGCGGACCCCGATCGTCCACATCGCCGCCGTGTCGGAGATGCAGACCCGCAACACGTGGCAGCCGCTGCTGGAGATGATCCGCGAGGGTCCCATCCTCGACGAGTTCCCGGATCTCGACCCGATGGACTCATTCGTGGCGCTGCCGAAGAAGGGCCGCATCCAGCAGATCACGGCGTCCGCCAGGTCCGTCAAGGGCGCTCCTGCGGTGTTTTCGACCCTCGACCAGACCGAAGAGTGGGTCCCCTCGAACAACGGGCCCATGCTCGCGCAGAACCTGCGCACCAACTCCTCGAAGAACGGTGGCCGGACGGTCGAGGCGCCCAACGCCTTCATCCCCGGCGACGAGTCCGTCGCCGAGGAGACCGCCAGCTGGATGGCCGCCATCGACGAGGGCCGCGCCCGCGCACTCGGGCTGCTGTACGACCACCGCGAGGCGCCCGCCGACACCGACATGACCGACCACGACTCGCTGATCCGTGGTCTGCGCCACGTCTACGGCGACTCGTCCGGCCACGCCGACGGGTGCGTCCTGCACGAGCCCGCCTGCCCGCCCGGACACGTGGACCTCGAATCCCAGATCAACCGCATCTGGGACCCCGCCACCGACGTCCAGGTGGCCCGTTCGGACTATCTGAACCAGATCACCCACGCCAGCGACCAGTGGTGCCCCGCGGTGCAGTGGAACGCCCGCGACGCCACCAACCCGCTGTTGCTGGAGTCCCTCGGTGTCATCCCGGAGATCGCCGCCGGCGAGCAGATCACGATGGGCTTCGACGGCTCCCGCGGACGCGAGCACGGCCGCGCCGATGCCACCGCGCTCATCGGCTGCCGCATCCGCGACGGCCACGTCTTCACCATCGGCATCTGGGAACCCCCGGAGGTGGTGCGCAAGCGCGGCACCGAGGCGTGGGAGCCGCCCACGACCGAGGTCGACGCGATGGTCCGGTGGGCCTTCAAGACGTACAAGGTGGTCGGCTTCCTCGCCGACCCGCACGGCTGGACGGGCCATGTCGCCGCCTGGGAGGCCCAGTTCGGCGCCCGGCTGCGCGTCAACGGCCAGCACCAGCACCCCATCCAGGCGTGGCCGCGTGGCCGCGACGTCCGGATGGTCGAGTGGGTGCGGCGCACTCACGACGCCATCGCTAACGGCGAGATGACGCACGACGGCCACCCGGTGCTCATGCGCCACGTGCTGAACGCCCGCAAGCGCACGGTCCCGCAGGGCTACCTGCTCTACAAGTCCTACCCGGACTCGCCGAACAAGATCGACGCGGCCTACGCGATGGTCCTGGCCTGGCAGGGCCGACTCCAGGCCATCGCCATGGGCATCGGCCGGGGCACCAAGCGCAAGTCCAACAAGGTCGTCGTCCTGAGCTGATCGGAGTGGTCGTGGCCCTAGTCCCCGCGCTCATCAGCCCTCAGCTCCACGACGACGAGCAGCGCCTGCGCAACGAACTGCGCAACCAGCTGCAAGAGAAGGAGAAGCGCAACGCGCTCCGGTCCGCCTACTACGACGGCAAGCGTCGCCTGGAGAAGTTCGGCATCTCCATCCCGGAGGAACTTCGCGACGTCGAGACCGTCATCGGGTGGCCCGCGAAGACCGTGGACGTCCTCGAACAGCGTCTCAACTTCGAGGACTACGTCATGCCGGAGGAGTCGAGCCTGCTCGACGACCTCGCCGAGATCGACGCGATGAACAACATGGGTTTGGAGCGCTCGCAGGCACACGTCAGCGCGCTCATCCACGGCACCGCGTTCGTCTTCGTCACCGCTGGCGACGAGGCGGCGGGCGAGCCGGAGATCGTCTACTCGATCCGCTCCGCCCGGCAGGCCACCGCCCTCTACAACCGCCGCGCTCGCCGCCTCGACGCGGCGCTAGAGGTCGTGTCCGGTCGTGGTTCGGAACTCACCGAGATCCTGTACATGCCCGACCGCGTGCTCGTGATGGAACGCGACCAGAACGGCACGTGGACGGTGGATCGCCGTCCGAACCCGACCGGGCGCGTCCTGTGCGTCCCGTTGATCCACCGCCCTTTCATCGAGCGGAAGTTCGGCATGTCCCGCATTACCCGCCCGGTGATGTCGTGGACGGACATGGGCGTGCGCACGGTGATGCGCACCGAGGTGTCCGCGGAGTTCTACTCCAGCCCGCAGCGCTACGCCATCGGTGTCGACGAGGGAGCCTTCGCCGACAAGGACGGCAACATCAAGACCGGCTGGGAGACCGTCCTCGGTCGCATCTGGGCGGTCCCGCACGGCGAGTACGACGAGGACTCCGGCACCACGCCGCACCCGACCGCCGTCGGCCAGTTCCCGCAGATGACGATGCAGCCCAACATCGAGCACCTGCGCGAGATCGCCACCATGTTCGCCGGCGAGACCTCCATCCCGGTGTCGTACCTGGGCATCATCCACGACAACCCGGCGTCGGCCGACGCCATCAACGCCGGCGAAGCGGACCTCAACAAGGTCGCCGAGCGCGACCACGTGTCCTTCGGCTCCGGCTGGGTGAGCCTCGCCCAGCTCTCGATCATGCTGCGCGACGAGACCGACGAGCTGCCCGAGGAACTGCGGCTGCTCAAGTCGCGGTGGGGCAACCCGGCCACTCCGACCCGCCAGGCTGCCGCCCAGTCCGTCATGTCGCTGGTCTCCACCGGCGTGTACCTGCCCCGCTCGGAGATCACCTGGGAGCAGATCGGGCTCGACCAGGCCACCATCGACCGGCTCAAGCTGGAGGAGAAGGCTGAGCAGGCCCGCATCAAGCGGGAGATGCTCGTCCAGGCCGCCGCCGCCGCGTCCCCGCGGGCGCAGGAGCTCGGTGGCCGGCAGCAGCAGTTGCAGGGCGGCCAGCCGCCCGCCGGTAACCCGCGGGCCATCGGGCCCGCCGCCGGCCGATGACAGCCATCGACGACCTCCAGGACGAACTGGCCACCTACCGGCTGCTCGCGATCGACATGGTGCTGGCGGCCGTCAACCGACTGACGGACGCCCAGCTCCGCGACCCGCAGGCGGCCTACCGGGCGCTCCAGGAAGCGTTCCTGGAGATCGTCATCAGCTTCGGCGAGCAGGCCGCCCAGTCCGCCGTCGACTACCTCGCCTTCGACCGGGCCAACGCCCGGCAGCTCGACACGCCACCGCTCATCCCCGACGGTCTGATGCTCCCCGACCAGATCGAGGGGGCTCTTCAGTGGGCGCTCCGGCCACTGGCCGAAGGGGATCTCGAGCGCGTTGAGTCGCAGTTGTCCGGCGCCACGCAGCGCCTCGTGTGGCAGGCCGGTCGCGACACCATCGCCGACAACATCGCCCGCGCCGGCACCCGCTTCGCGCGCGTGCCCCAAGCCGACGCCTGCGCCTTCTGCCTGATGCTCGGCTCCCGCGGCGCCGTCTACATCACCGAGCAGACCGCCCGGTTCACCACCGGGCGGTCCACCGCATCGAGCGGGCGCCCGGCGGGTGAGCGGTACCACGACAACTGCCGGTGCCTGCCGCGGGAGATTCGCGACGACAACGAGGACGAGCTGCCCGACATCACGACCCGGCTGGAGACCGTCTGGGGCGACTCCCGGGCCTCCAACCTCACCCAATTTGCCGCGTACCTCCGCGAGAACCCCTTCGCCGAGGGCGTCCGCTACTGACTCCCGGCCGCACGGCCGACACCTCACAACTTTCCCGCACGGGAGGAATCTCCATGACCCCGCTCCGCACTCACCCGCGCCACGGCGTCCCCGCTTACCTGAGTCATCTCGGCTTCGAGACGACTGAGGGCGGCGGTGGCGGTGCCCCGAACGCTTCGGCGGACAACCCGCCGAAGGAGACGGGCAAGGCCGACGACTCCAAGACCCCGCAGGGGGACAAGGAGACCGACTGGAAGGCCGAAGCGCGCAAGTGGGAGGGCCGGGCCAAGGAGAACTCGAAGGCTGCCGACGAAGCGAAGGTCCTCAAGGACCGGCTGGACAAGCTCACTCCGCTGGAGAAGCTGGCCGCCGCCCTCGGGGCTGACCCGGCCGCCGGCCCGAACGACGTCGACAAGCTCACCGAGAAGGTCACGACGTTCGAGAAGCGCCTGGCCGAGGAGCAGACCGCACGGTACCGCGCCGAGGTCGCCAACGAGAAGAAGCTGACTGCCGACCAGGCCAAGTGGCTGACCGGCTCGACACGGGACGAGATGACCGCCAGCGCTGACGCGCTGATCGCGGCGTTCCCCACGCCGGAGCAGAAGCCCGGTGGGAACCCGCTGCACATCCCCCAGTCCGGCACCGGTGACAGCGCCCCCAAGCCGGGCTCCGTCAACGCCGGGCGGGACATGTACCGCGCCGAGCGCGACCAGCACAAGCCGAACCAGTCGCAGCAGCTGCAAGGCCAGAACTGACCCTCCCCTGAAAGGGAATACCCATGCCCCGTTACCAGACGGAGAGCTGGGGCGCCGGTGACATGTCCTGGCTCGGTTCCACCCACGGCATTTACAACTGCCGAACGGTGGCGCCGGACCCTGCCATGTTCACCGCGGTGGCGTACCCGGACGGCGTGCCCTCGGGCACGCCGCTGGGCCTCATCACCGCTACCGGGCTTTACGGCCCGTACACCGGCGACTCCAGCGACGAAGTCCAGACCATCACTGAGGGCGGCTCGGGTCTCACGAGTTTCACCCTCACCTACGCCGGCCAGACCACCACCTCCCTGCTCGCGGCGGCCACGTCCGCCCAGGTGCAGGCCGCGCTGGAGGCACTGTCCAACATCGCGGTCGGCGACGTCACCGTCACCGGCGACGCGGGTGGCGTCTACACCGTCACGTTCGGCGGCAACCTCGCCAACACGAACGTGGCGCAGATGACGTCCACCCCGACCGGTGGCACCGGCACCGTCACCGTCGCCACCTCCACCGCTGGTGGCGCGGACGTCGGATCGGACGGCCGCCAGATCCTGGCTGGCTTCCTCTACACCGACCAGAAGGCGCCCGCCGAGGGCGGCTGGCCGATGCTCGACCACGGCCGCGTTCGCACCAGCCTCCTCCCCGTCGCGGGCTTCCTGCCGACTGGCCACAACACCAGCGGCACGTTCGTGTTCATTGAGGGGAGTGCGGCCTGATGCTGTGGACCGACCTCATCGACCCGGCCACGCTCACCGGTTACGCCCGCGAGTCCCTCGCGGACTACGAGGCCCGGCAGGGCTCGCTCAACCGGTGGCTCCCCAACCGACCCGTTCCGGACGTGGTGGTCCGGTTCATCAAGGGCCGCACCGGCCTCGTCGACACCGCGAAGTTCCGCGCGTACGACGCTGAGCCGGAGATCGGCAAGCGGCTCACCCAGCAGCGCGTCAGCATCGAGCTGCCGGCGCTGGGCGAGAACCGCCCCGTCACCGAGTACGAGCAGCTCCGTGCCCGCGGTGGCAACCTCACCGCCGAAGAGGCACTGCTGACCATCCAGGGGGAGACCCGCTGGGCGGTCCGCTCGGTGTCCGACGCGATGGAGTACATGCGTGGCGTCGTCATCGCCACGGGTGTCGCCACCATCGACCAGGACAACTTCGAGTCGACGGACGACTTCGGTCGCCCCGCCGGCAACGAGACGTCCGTCAACGTCGACTGGGACGAGGCCAACGCCGACGGCCTGGAAGACCTGCAAGAGGCCATCGACGCCTACGAGACGTCCGCGAGCACCCTGCCGGGTGCCCTGCTCATGTCCCGCCGGGCGTTCCGCTCCCTGGCCGGGCACGACGTGTTCCGCACCACCCTCATCGGTGGCGCTGAGCGTCGGGCCTCGGACTCGCAGGTGCGCGACATCGTCTCCGGTGCCGGTCTCCCGCCGATCTACCTGTACGACCGCAAGATCATGCTGGCGGGTTCCCTGACGCGGGTCCTCCCGGACCACACCGTCTACCTGATGCCGAACCCGGTCGGGTCGGACGACTGGCAGGGCACCGACCTCGGTGCCACCTTCTGGGGCCGCACCCTCACCTCCACGGTGAGCGACTGGGGCATCCAGCCGTCGGAGCAGCCGGGCATCGTCGCTGGCGTGTGGCGCAACGACAAGCCCCCGATGGGCGTGGAGGTCATCTCCGACGCCATCGGACTGCCGGTGCTCGCCAACGCGGAGCTGAGCTTCGCCCTCCAGGTGCTGGACAACGCCTGATGACCCGCCGCCTGCGACGGAACGTGCTCCTGCGCAATGGCACCTACACCGAGGTGCTGTTGAAGGGGAGCGCGGTCCCCGAGTGGGCGGAGGGTCGCCTGAGCGATCGCCACATCACGGAGGGGGACGACGAGTCCCCCTCCGCGGTGGACGGCGAGGTTCAGCCGCCCCCGCTCAAAGGCCCCGGCTCCAGCCGGGCCGCCTGGGCCGCGTACGCCGAATCCCAGGGCGTCACGGTCACCCCCGACATGACCAAGGCCGACATCCAGCACGAGCTCGACTGACAAAAACGCCCCCGGCGAACCGGGGGCGTCTTCGGAACTCCTCGCCAGAGGGATCCCCAGCGTAAGCGCCTTCGACTGAATCTGCCAAGCCCGCCTTCGTAGGTCTTACCGGTTGTGCCTACTGGCGGTGTCTCGGGAGACCTCGGTCTCCGGTGAGACGGTGCGTTCGGCCAAATGCGGCGCCTCTGGGGGCTTGGCAGGTCGTGACCATATCGCGCGGACCACAGAACCACAACCCCCGGAGGCGGCCATGGCCTACACGCCCACCAGCGCCGTCACCGACCGGTGGATCGGCGAGGGCACGGTGCCCGCAGACGACGTCATCGCGACCATCATCGACGACGCCGAAGACACCATCCTCGCCGCCATCCCCGACCTCCAGGCCCGCCTTGACGATGGCCGGATCCCGCTCGCGCGACTCCAGAAGGTCGTCGCCCGGATGGTGATCCGGCACTTCAAGAACCCCGAGGGCTACCGGCAGATGCAGGAGACCACCGGCCCCTTCACCCGTGGCTTCACCCACGGTGGCGACGAGCCCGGCTCGGTCTTCCTCACCTCCGCCGAGCGCCGCGAGCTGCTCGGTGGCCGGGAGGGTCGCGCCTTCCAGATCGACACCGTGCCCGCAGGTGCGCCGTTCCGCCGAACGTGGGACTCGGAGTTCATCCCATGACTTTCCCGCCCGTGATGGGGCCGGTGACGGTCCGGCGGATGGGACGCACCGTCTTCGGTGACCCCGAGGCTGTGACAACGCACGTTGTCGAGGGCTGCGCGTGGGGTCCTCGGAACGAGTTCGAGGACAACGACCTGCGCGAGACGGTCGTCACCCAGTACTGGCTGTTCGCGCCCTACGGCGCCGACATCCACCCGCCGGACGAGGTCATCATTCCCAAGATCGTCGACGACGAGGGCACCTCGGTCGTCTGGCAGGTCCGAGGCGAGCCTGCCCGCTGGGAGTCCCCCTGGACCCGCATCGAGGTCGGCCTGGCGCTGATGTTGGAGCGCGCCGCCGGTTGACCCCACAACTGAACCGAGGTGACCCGTGGCTGCTCGCTACAAGCCAGATCACCAGGGCACCGGCCGGCTGCTGCTGAGCCCCGGCATGTTCGACCTCGTCAACGCCTACGCCGATGCGGGCATGCGCTACGCGCAGCAGATCTCGCCCGCCCGCACGGGTGACTACAAGGACTCCTTCCGTGTGGAGGAGAACCACGAGATCACCATGACGTCGAAGGACGGGCACCGTACCCGCCGGGCGGCAGCGCGCATCGTCAACGACTCGCCTCACGCCCCCGAGGTCGAATGGCAGTGGGGCCACCACATCCTCGGTCGGACCATCGACTTCGTCGAGCGGGTGAAGACCCAGTGACCACCATCGAGATCCCGAAGCGGTGGATCGGCGGCCGGTATCGGATGACGCGGCACTGGACCAGGTTCCTGCCGATCCACCTGAGCCGCCTGTGGATCGGCCCATGTCGCTGGCGTGACATCCGTGGCCTCGGTCTCGGATTCGGCCCGTTCGTCTTCTACGTCGGCCGGTGGTGATCCGTGGCTGACCTGTCTCCCTGGCCGGACCCGCACGTGATCCTCATGGCTCTGCTGGAGGACTTCACCACCTCCCCGGTGGTCGGTCCCCGGCTGCACCTCGACTTCCAGCGGGACATGCCGCTCATCCACGTTCGCAAGGTCGGCGGCACCAACGACAAGATCACCGACTTCGCCCGGATGTCGGTCGACGTCTACTGCCGCACCTACCCGGAGGCCAGCGCACTCGCCGAGGGCATCCGGCAGCGCCTCATGGCCTACCCGTACATCCTCCCCGGTGCCGGGCGCCTCGACCGCTGCGAGGTCGAGTCGTCCCCCTTCGAGGTGCCGTGGTCTGACGACACGTTGCGCTACCTCACCGCGACGTACCTCATCACCACCCGCCGCTAAACGCCCCCCACACCCATCCGCCCCGCCCTCAGCGGGGCTTCATCGCCCCGTCAGAAGGGACACGTCGTCATGCCGCTTTTCGACGACATCAACGTCAGGAACAACGACCTGGTCCGTAAGGGCATGGCGGGTGCGGTTTTCGTCGCCACCATGGCCACCGCGGCACCGACCGCCATCACCGACACCGGCGGCGCCCTCGTCGCCATCCCCGTGAACTTCACCCCGTTCGGGTGGATCTCCGAGGACGGCGTGTCGTGGGCTCGCGAGACTGAGGTCTCCGAGATCTACGGCTGGGGTGGTTCGGAGCCCATCCGTTCCGACATCCGGCGAGCCACCAAGCGGATGACCGTCACCGCCTTCGAGACCAACCGGACCGTGCTGGAGGAGTACCTGGGGCAGAGCCTGTCCGCGGTCGACACCAGCACCGGTGGGGAGTCCTCGTTCGACGAGGCGCCGCTGCCGCCGTACCCGTTCCGCCGCCTCCTGGTGATCGCACGCGACACCGCCGGCGCCGGCGAGTACTACCGGGGCCAGCTGTTCCTGCGGGCCAAGGTCACCGAGGTCACTGAGCAGGTGTGGGCCGACGCTGACACGCCGGTGGCATACCAGCTCACCTACACCGCCTTCCAGGACAACGACGCCGGTACGGCCGTCCGCCACTTCTTCGGCGGCCCCGGCCGTGTGCCCGAGGACGAAGGCTTCCCGGCCGCCGGCCAGTCCGGCTCCTGACAGACGCGCGAATCGGCCCCGTTTCTTGTGGGGGGACGGGGCCGGTTCGCGCCCTGCACACCACCCCCACATCTTGGAGATCACATGCACGAGCGCACCTTCACCCGCGGCGAGGTCACCGTCACCACCAAGACGCCAGCCCGCGCCACCCAGCTCGTCGCCGAAGGCTGGACGGAGATCCACGACTGGCCCACCGAGCGGCCGGAGCCCGGCCACCGCTTCGAGACCGAGCGGGGCCAGATCATCGGCACCGTCACGGCGTCGGACAACGCCACCGGCCCGCACGTCGCCGTCGAGTCCAAGTCCGTCGGCCGTCGCAGGCGCGCCGAGACCAGCGAGACGCCCCCCACCGACACCACCGAGTAAGGCAGGACCCCCACATGCCGCCTCGCAAGACTGCCGCCCCGTCCGACCACAAGGCCAAGGGCGGCGCCCGCCGCGCCACCGCCGCGTTCGACCTCGACGCCCTGGAGCGCGAGGGCGAAGACATCAAGCCGCCGTTCAAGTTCAAGCACGGTGGCAAGGTCTTCACCCTCTCCGACCCCGCCGAGATCGACCTGTCCGAGATCGTCGAGATCGGCACCAACCCCTCCGGCGAGGCCGGGCTGTTGGCGAACCTCATGGGCGACCAGTACGAGGACATCGTCAATGCCGGGAAGCTGCCCCAGTGGAAGCTCGGGCCGATGCTCCAGGCCTGGTACGACCACTACGGGCTCGAACCGGGAAAATCGCGCGGCTGAGGGCGTTGCTGGTCCGCTACTGGGACCACATTGAGGCGGACCTGGCTTTCAGCCCCGGCGCGTGGGACCTCGGCACCCTCTTCCGCGAGTGGCGCACCCGGTGGCGGTTCCTGCTCAACCTCATCGACCATCTGCCCCGCACGTCGTTCTTCGCCGACGCGATGGCGCAGGACGACGACCTTGTCGAGCAGAGCCGCGACCGCCTCGGTGGCCACAGCGCGTGGCGCCCCAGCGTGTCCGAGTGGGGCCTGCTCGAAGAACTCGTGGCCAGCGTCTCCGACGAGGTGAGACGGCTCAACAACAACTTCGTCACCGTCAACAGCAAGAAGGGCAAGCGGCCCAAGCCGCCGAAGCCACACCCACGCCCCGAGACCGCGATCGAGCGGGCCAAGAAGCGGTGGGGCGCTGAGGACGTGCTGTCCATCGTGGCGGCCGTCACGCCCGACGCTGCTGGCCGGGTGGGGCGCGCCCTCGGCATCACCGACGAGTAACCAGATGGGGGTGGCGGCGTGGCGTACCGCGTCGGTCAGGCGTTCATCGACGTCGCCCCCTCCCTGCGAGGCTTCCAGAAGGCCATCAACAAGGAGATCCAGAACCAGTTCAAGAACGGGCTCAAGGTCCCCGTCACGCCGCAGATCAGCCAGTCCACCCGGCAGCAGGCGCAGCGTGCTGGGGCGGACGCCGGCGGCGCCTACGCGCGCGAGTTCAAGAAGCGGGTTGAGGCAGCTCTCCAGACCCTCCCCACCATCGAGGTCAACGCCGATACCACTGAGGCCGAGGCCGAGGTCGAGAGCCTCCGGCGCCACCTTGAGCGGCTGCGCGACATGAAGGTCGGCGTCGACATCGACGCCTGGGACGCCATCCGGGAGATCCGCGGCATCCACCGCAGTCTTGAGCGGCTGTCCACCGACAGCGCCGAGATCCAGGTCGAGGCCGACGCCGGTGCGGCTGCCGCCCATCTCGCTGCCATCAGCCAGCAGGCCGACGCCCTCGACGGCAAGACCGTCAACATCGACGTCGACGTCGACAAGTCCGGCCAGGCCATCGGGTCGCTGCGGTTCCTGTCCGGCTCCATCAACTCCGTCCTCGTCACTGGCGCCCTGCTCGGGCCGGCGCTCATCCCTGGCCTCGCTGGGGCTGCCGCTGCCGCCATCGGACTCGGTTCCGCGCTGTCCGGTGTCGGCATCGGCCTGGGTGGCCTGATCGCTGCCGCGCTCCCGGCCATCTCCCGCGTCACCGAGGCCGTGCAGGCGCAGGAGGCTGCGGAGAAGTCTGCCTTCACCAGCAGCTCCGGCAACGCCATGCAGCGGGTGTCGGACGCCTACGCCGTCGCTGCCGCCGCGGAGCGGGTCGAGGACGCCCAGCGCCAGGCCGACCGTGCTGCCGTGGACGGTGCCCGTGCCGTCGAGAACGCCGTCGAGAACGTCGCGCGCGCGCGCGAGCGCGCGGCCGACATGGTCGAGCAGGCTGAGGAGAACCTGGCCGACGCCTCGCAGGACGTCATCGACGCCCAAGAGGCCCAGACCGAGGCGCAGCTGGAGCTGAACCAGGCCCGCGAAGACGCGCTCGAAACGCTCTACGAGATGAAGGAGCTGGTCGACGACCTGGCGCTCGGTGAGCAGCAGGCCGCACTGGCGCTGGAGCAGGCGCAGAACGATCTCGCCGAGATCATGAACGAGTCCGGCGGCACCGCCGTCGAGGCTGGCCAGCAGAACCTCGCCAACGCGCAGGCGGAGCTCAACGCCCTCCAGGACTCCGGCATCGCCACGCAGCTCCAGCTGGCCCAGGCACAGCTCGCCGTCACGCAGGCCCAGGAGGCCCTCAACGCGGCCATGCTGGAGCAGGAGCAGTTGGCCCTGGACCAGCAGCAGGCGGCGCTCGACGTCGCTGAGGCTGAGGACCACCTGAGCGACATCCTGCACGACCAGCAGAACGCGCAGGAGGCGCTCGCCGAGGCCAACCAGCAGGGCATCGACGGCATGCCCGCCGTGGTGTCCGCGCAGGAGGCCTTGGCCGACGCCAGTCAGAGTGTCGCTGACGCCGTCGCCGCCCAGGCTGACGCCCAGGAGAACCTCGCCGACGTCCAGGTCGAGGCGGCACGACTGGTCTCCGACGCCCAGGAGCAGGCCGCCGTGGCCAGCGAGAACGCTGCCAGGGCGCAAGCGGACGCCGCGCGAGCCGTGTCGCAGGCCCTGACGGCTCAGTCGCAGCAGGCCCAGATGGCGGCCATGCAGGTGGACCAGGGCTCCGAGGCGACCCGGAACCTCGCGTACGCGATGGGTCAGCTGACTCCGATGCAGCGGCAGCTGATGGCTGGCTGGCTCTCCCTCAAGGACGCCTTCACGTCGTGGGCGGAGGAGCTGGAGCCCGCGGTCCTTCCGCTGTTCATCCAGGGCATGCAGATGATCGAGGACATGCTGCCCCATTTGACGCCGATCGTTCTTTCGGCGGCGAATGCCATCGGCTACCTTCTCGACCTTGCTGGTGAGACCTTCAAGGACCCGGTGTGGCAGGAATTCTTCGCCATGATCGCGGCCACCGCTGGTCCGAATATCGCCATGTTCGGCGAGATCTTGCTGAACCTGGGCACCGCATTCGCTGCCATCCTGACGGCATTCGCACCGTTCGCCAGCCAGTTCCTCGCTGGCCTGGTGGAGATGACCGAGAAGTTCGCCGCATGGGCCAGCAGCACCGAGGGCCAGAACGCCATCCAGGGCTTCATCGACTACGTCCTGGATATGTGGCCGCAGGTCAAGGAGACCCTGAATTCCCTCTGGGATGTCCTGGTCTCGATCGTCGAGGCACTCACGCCGCTGGCCGGTCCGGTGCTGGCCACGCTGGAAGGCTTCTTCGGCACGATTTCGAGCCTCCCGCCTGGGGTTCTGGCCGCGCTGGCTGGTGGATTCCTGACCATCGCGCTGGGCATCAAGGCTGCCTCGATTGCGCAGGCTGCATTGAACCTTGGCCTCAAGGGAATGGCCACAATCGGCATCATCGGGCTTTTGATCGCCATCGCCGCTTACATCGTACATTTGTGGCAGACCTCGGAGACGTTCCGCACGGTGGTCACTGCAGTGTTCGACGCCGTCTGGGGCGCGATCAAGTTCGTCTGGGAATGGATCAAGGACAACTGGAAGCTCCTGCTCATTATCCTGAGTGGGCCGTTCGCGCCTTTCGTCGCCCTTTTCATCAAGCACTTCGACACCATCAAGAACACCGTGATGGGCGTCATCAACTGGGTGAGGGACAATTGGCGCGGAATCGTTGACTTCTTCCTCGATCCGATCCTCTGGGTCATTGACCAAGTGTCCATTCACTCGGATACGATCAAGGGCATTTTCTGGGCATTGGTCAACGGAATCATCGGCTTCTTCTCGGGAATGTTCGACGTCCTTGGCGACATTTTCGGTGGGCTGCTCGACCTGATCACCGACCCGGTCGGAACGATCATCCGCTGGATCAACAAGCACCTGATCGGCAACCTGAACAAGATCACCAAGCTGTTCGGGTTCGAGATCCCCACCATCGACTTCGGTGGGGGCTCCAGCGCCGGACCGCCGCAGACCGGCCACGGCAACGGTGACGTCATCGCCATGAACTCCGGCGGCCTCGTTCCCGGCGGTGGCCCGGACCGCGACTCCGTCCACACGTTCCTGACGCCCGGCGAGGGTGTCATCAGCCGTGGCCGGATGAGCGAGATCGCCGCCGAGATGGGCACCAACCCGGCCACGGCGGCGGCCCGCATCAACGCCGGTTCTGGTGGTCCGTTCGACTTCATCGGCGACATTGCGAGTGGTGCCTGGGGTGCCATCTCCTCGATCGGTTCCCAGATCGGGGACTGGCTCAAGGAGGGCGCCGCCTACGCCGCGGACAAGCTGATGACGCCCCTCGTGGACAACGTCGCGCACGTCGTGCCTGGCCCCGAGTTCGTCCAGACGTTCTTCCGGGGCGCGCTTGGCAAGGCCAAGGAAGTCATCGTCGACTGGGCGGAGGGCAAGGACTCCGAGGAAGACAAGACGCCCGCCGGCTTCGACGCCAACGGCAAGTTCGGCTTCCCGCTCCCGCGGGGCGCCTACACCGTGGGTCGCGGTCCCAAGGGCCACGGGTACAACGCCTGGGACTTCCCGGCGGTCACCGGCACGCCGGTGTTCGCCCCCATGGCGGGCACGCTCAAGCAGGTCAACGTGGTGGGCAGCTACGGCCGGCACATCTACGTGCAGGCCGGGAAGCTCGCGTTCCTGGTCGCCCACCTGTCGAAGCAGGTCGGCGCGAACATGCGCCAGGTGGCCCGCGGCGACCTGGTCGGCCGGGTCGGTTCGACCGGTAACTCCACCGGGCCTCACGCACACGTGGAGGTCCGACTGGGTGGCTCGCGCCAGGACCCGGCGAACTACCTGACGTTCGACAGCGGCGGGATGCTCATGCCCGGTCTGACCTTGGCCTACAACGGCACCGGCCGCCCCGAACGCATCCTCGACGCCAGCGAGAGCTACCAGTACGACCGGGGCTCCAGCGGCGGCGGGACGGTGTTCCAGATCTACGGCACCCCGTCCGGCCTGGTCCATCAGGTCGCGTTCGACATCGAATCCAAGCGGAGGGCCCGGCGGCCCCTGATGACGGGATAGCCGATGCCTCTTCGCCCGCTACTCGCCCCACCGCCGGAACCGCCGGTCGTCGTCCCCCCGTTCCCCACTCCCGCGCCACCACCCCCGGCGCGCGAGTACATCGAGTGGACGCCGGCCGGCGGCCCGACCTTGATCCTCTCCGAGCACAACTACGAGGGGATCATGCTCGGCGGCGGCGAGGCGTACCCGCCCATCATCGGGCTGGACATGCCTCCGCAGGAGGAGTTCGACACCCTGCTCATCGGTGGCGGTGAACTGTTCAACGGCCGCCGGTGGGCGGCACGGCTCATCTCCCTGCCGGTCGTCATCCACGCTGACAGCCTCGACCAGCTCCGCCTGTACCGCCGCCAGCTGATGGGCTCCTTCAACCCCGCCCTCGGCGACGGCGTGCTCACCATCGCCTACCCGGACGGCGTCCGCCGCCACATCAGCGCCCGCTACTCCAGCGGGCTCGACATCGCCGAGATCGGCCGGATCGGCTACCCGTACACGGACGTCTTCAGCATCACCCTGAAGGCGCGTGACCCGTTCCCGTACGGCGACCTCGCCGTCATCGCGTTCGACCCGCCGCAGAGTTACCAGTTCTTCGCCCCGCCAGGCGACACCGTCAACGTCTTCTACATCTCCAGCGCCAACACCACCGGCGACGCCGACGTCATCATCGACGGCGAGGTCGAGACGTGGCCGGAGTTCGTTCTCGGTGGCCCGATGACCACGGCCGCGCTGCGCAACCGTGACAGCAACAAGCTCCTGTCGTTGACGCCGAACCTCACCGTCAACCAGACGCTCACCGTCCGCATGGACCCGCAGACGTCGCCGACGCGGAAGTTCACCCGCGAGACCGGCGCCAGCGTGTGGGCAGGTGTGGCGGGCCAGTTCCCCGTCATGTGGTCGCTGCGGCCGGGGCTCAACCGCGTCACCGTCAACCTCGCCGGGACCGTGCCGGGCCAGTCGTTCGGCGAGCTCCGCTACCGCCCGCGGTACCTCAGCGCATGACAAAGGCCCCGCATACAGAGCGGGGCCTTCGTAAGTCCACTTAAGGACCGCCTCCCACCGTACACCGATCGGAGGCCGCCCCGGTGACCGATCTCCCCATCCAGGTCTACGTCCGCGACAGCAACCGCCAGACCTTCGCCGAACTGACCACCTGGTCGACGGTGACGGTCATCGGCCGGTTCAACGACGTCGGCCAGTGGACGCTCATCACCGAGAACCCGCTGGAGGCGCAGGCCCTCACGCCGCCCACGAACTCCCTCGGGCAGATCACCGCCCGCCGCGGGCTGATCTTCCGCAGGGAGGACACGGCCGGCACCCCGCAGACCTTCATGTCCGGCTGGCTGTCGAAGGAGCCGGACGTCGAGTCGTCGGAAGGTCAGACGCAGTGGACCTTCAACGGTTACAACGACACCAACCTGTTGCGCAACGCGCTGTGCTGGCCACGCCCGACGGCGGCGGCCACCGCGCAGACGGACTCCCACGACATCCGCATCGGCCCGATCAGTAACCGGATCCGGGACTACTTCATCGCCAACGTCGTCACCCGCCAAGGCGTGGCCGGCGCCACCGGCGGCAGTCAGGTGAACCTCGGCGCCTCCGGCATCACCAAGGCACGCTTCAAGGGCCTGCTCGAGCTCGCGCAAGAGCTGTGCGGCCGGGCCATCAACTTCGAGATCCGCCAGCGCGACTCCGACCAGGCGCTGTTCCTCTACTTCTGGCTGCCCGAGGACAAGCGCCTGTCGGTGCAGTTCTCGCCCTCGCTCGGCACCGTCCAGGCGTGGTCTCGCTCGTCCTCGGAGACCACCTGCAACCGCGTCATCCTCGGCGCCGGTGGCGAGATGGAGCTCCGGGTGTTCCGCCAGTTCCAGGACGCCGAAGACATCAGCGACTGGGGTCCCATCGAGGTCTTCAAGGACCGCCGCGACCTCTCGCCCGAGGACCCCACGCTTGAGGACGAGCTGACCGTGGACGGCCTCACGTTCCTCGACGAGAGCAAGGGCCGCTCCACCTTCACCATCGACGTCAGCGGCGCCCCCGGCTCGCTGCCGTGGGTGCACTTCCGCCCCGGCGACCGCGTGCGCGCCTACATCGACACCGACGACAACGGCCAGCCCGTGGGGCTCGTCGACGACCTCGTCTGGCAGGTCGACGCCGAATGGTCCGCCGAGGGCGAGAGCGGGACCGTCCAGATCGGCAACCCCGAGGACGTCCCCGACGAGACCACCGCCCGAACCATCCGCAAGACCATCCGCCGCGTCAACGACTTGGAGACTCGCCAATGACTCTCGTTGCCGCCGGATTCCCCGGCTCCGTCAACGACATCCAGTGGTCGCAGTATGCCGACCTGCTAGGCCACGACGGCACCGATGGCATGAACGTCAGCGTCGCCTCCGGCGACCGGACCGTGCAGATCGGCGCCGGCATCTCCAACGTCTGCGGGATCCTCGCCGTTAACGACGCCGCCATCACCGTCGGGCCACTCCCGGCCAACGCCGGCAGCCAGACCCGCATCGACCGGATCATCCTGCGGGCCAACTGGTCGAACAAGACCCTCATCGCCACCTACCGGCAGGGTTCGCCGTCGGCCTCCCCGAACCCGCCCACCCTGACCAAGAACCGTGGCGCCCTCTACGAGGTCCGCCTCGCCCAGGTGGTCGTTGCGCCTGGCACCGGCAACCTGTCCTCGGGCGACCTGCTCTCAGAGCGGGTCCCACCGGTGGCCGGGTTCTACAACTCCACCAGCTTCCGCGGCTTCCCCGACGCCGAGAACGGCTCCCTGGTCTGGTACAGCGCCGCCAACTCGCTGCGCATCCCGATCGACGGCGAGTACGTCGAGATCGCCCACGCCCGCAGCGACATGCTCGCCACCCACGCGTCGCAGTCCGGCACTCAGACCTTGAACATCGGCAACCAGACCTACGCCGCCGGCTCGCCCCAGTGCGGCCTGACCTTCGTGGCTCCGCCCAGCGGTCGGGTGATCATCACGGTCACGGGATCCCTGGAGTCGAGCCAGAACGGAAGTGCGACGTTCCTGTCGTTCCGGGTGGGAACCGGCTCCGTACTCGGTGGCGGCAGCCCCATCTTCGGCCCCAGCGACGAGTACGCGCTGACCGCTGGCCGGGCCGTCAACTCAAGCGCGCCCAGCCGGACGAGCGGGTCCGTGCGGCGCTTGATCACCGGCCTCTCGCCGGGTGTGACGCACAACGTCCGGACCGTGCAGCGCGTCGATCAAGGGTCCGTGGGCGGCGCCAGTGGCGCCATCTACAACCGCTACGTGCTCGTCGAATACGTCTGAGGCGGAGGCTCCCATGTGGTACCCGAAGGCCATCCGGAAGAACATCCCCCCAGGCAAGAGCGACCCGAAGATCATCCCGGTGGGGCTGGTCTACCACGTGCGCGACGGCGTCGGCGACAGCCTCTATCCGTATTTCTCCGGCCCGTCCGGCGGCGTCGAGTCGCACTGGTACATCCGCTACGACGGCACCGTCGAGCAGTACCGCGACACCGTGTACGAAGCTGACGCCAACGGCAAGGGCAACAGCTGGATCTCCGGCGGCAAGCGCTACGGCCTCCACTCCGTGGAGACGGAGGGCCGCGAGCGCGGCGTGTGGACCGAAGCCCAGATCTACGCACTCAAGGAACTGACCGTCTGGGACGCCAAGTACCACGGCTGGCCACTGCAGATCTGCCCCGACTGGAACGGCCCCGGCGTCGGTTACCACGTCATGTTCGGCGCCCCCGGCCCGTGGACGAAGGTCGCCAAGACCTGCCCCGGCCCGGAGCGGGTCGAGCAGTGGAACCAGGTGTTCGCGCCCTGGCTGCGGCAGGGGCCCACACCGACCACACCCCCCGTGCAGGAGGAGGACGACATGCCCACGGCAATCGAGGTCGCCAAGGCGGTGGCCAGCTACCGCAACGACGAGATCGAGAAGGGCGACCTGTACGGCCTGATCGTCGAGGCGTACCGGCGCGCCGGCCGCGCTGAGGCCCGCGCCGACTATGCCACCAAGCAACTCAGCTCGATCGCCGCCGGCGTGTCCGCCATCGCGAAGGCGCTGATGGACGGCGAGGTCGACGTCGCCGAGCTCAAGCGGGTCAACGACGGTCTCGCGGGCAAGGCGCCGGGCCTGAGCCGGGCCGACGGGGACGAGTAACCGACCCCTCGGAACCCCAGGGAGGGGTGAGCGTGTGGCCGAGCCTGAGAAGACGGTGTCGGAGTTCGAGCGCGGCAAGGAGGCTGGACGCGTCGCGGCCATCCTCGCCGACCACACCACCCACCTGGCGAAGATCAACGGGTCGATCGCGGACAGCGCGGTCGCGCTCAGCGAGCTGGCCTCGGAGGTCCGCTCGCTGCGCGAGGAAGCCACGCTGCGCCAGGTCCGGATCGATGGGTCACTGTCGACCCTCGCCGCAGAGACCGAGCGTCGCGCCAAGACGCTCGCGCAGACCGTGAAGACCGGCGAGGCCAGGTTCTCCCGCCGTGGCCGGTTCACGGCGTGGGGCTTGGCGCTGGCCGTGCTGCTGGCGCTGGTGGCGGTCATGTTCATGGCCCTCTCACTCGCCCAGTGACCCCAAGACGAGAGGCAGAGCCGTGTGGAGTTCCTCTCTGACCTGCCAGCCCTGGTCCCGTCAGTCGGCGTGCTGGGCCTGCTCGCCTGGCTGCTGATCCACGTGATGCGGCAGGCATCAGGCGACCGCGGCGGATACAACTCCGCCGTGTCCGCCTTGCGCGAGCAGCACGCCACCGAGATCCGCGAGATGACCGCCCGCCACGACGCACAGATCGCCGACCTGCGCCAGCAGGTCACCGCCTTGCGTGGCGAGGTGCACGACCTGCGGGTCCGGCTGGAGGACGAACGGCAATCCCGGTGGGCCGCGGAGGACGCCGTCGCCCGGTATCGGCGACTGACCGGGAGGGACGTCGATGAGCCGGCGCCGTGACAACCTCGCCCTGCCACCACTGGCAGTGGTCCTGCTCGTCGGGATCATGGCCGGGGTCGCGTGGATCGGCTGGCAGCTCGCCACAGCCCGCCAAGACGTCCGGCTGGCCACCGACAACGCGGCGACCATCGCCCAAGGCGTCGTCGCCGAATGCGAGGCCGGCGGCACCGTCGCGGACCTGCTCGGCGACCTCTGCCGCCAGGCCGAAGAGGTTGAGGCCGGTCCGACCGAAACCATCCCCGGCCCCCGCGGCGCGCAGGGTGAGCCCGGTGAAGACGGTGCGGACTCGACCGTTCCCGGCCCGCGCGGCTTCCAAGGCCTGATGGGTCCGCCCGGCTCACCCGGCCCGGTAGGGCCGGAATCGACCGTCCCCGGGCCAGCTGGCCCGCCAGGTGACGACTCCACCGTCCCCGGCCCACAGGGTCCACCCGGCGCCGAGGGGCCGCCTGGCGCCGATGGTGCGGACTCCACCGTCCCTGGGCCGCAGGGCCCGGTCGGGCCACCGGGTGCGGACTCGACCGTCCCCGGACCCGCAGGCCCTTCCGGGCCGGAAGGGCCGCCCGGCACCGACGGGGAGGACTCCACCGTCCCCGGCCCGCCCGGCACCGACGGAGAGCCCCCGTTGTCGTGGACCTTCTCCTACCTCGGCATCGACTACGCGTGCTCGCGCACCGAGCCGTTCGACTCCGCCGAGCCCACGTACGTCTGCGAGCCGGTGATGCCCTGATGCCGATCCGCGCCAATTTCCGCCAGCCCATCGAGGAGCCCCCGACCATGACCGCCTTCGTTCGCGCCGCCCTCATCCGGGCGGCGCGCACCGCCGCACAGACGGCCATCGCCGCCATCGGCGCCGCCACCGTCCTCACCGATATCGACTGGGTCCTGGCCGGGTCGACCATCGCCGTCGCCACGATCCTCTCCGTCCTCAACAGCGTTGTGACCGGCCTCCCCGAGGCACCCCCGGCAGCACCCGAGAGCTGACCACCTCACCGCCCACAACTGCATAGGGAGGCCCCATGGCCAACCGCGTCTACGCGGGCACGCCCGCGGACTTCGCCATCGGCCTTGGGGCGGAGACGGCGCTGCTCGACGAGGACGGCGACCCGATCGGTTCCCTCGTCGGGTGGCAGGTGCTCATCCCGCAGCTGCCGACGGAGTTCGACGTTTACGACGCTGACTCGACCCAATACACCGACCTGGTCGACGCCGGCGGCAGCGACGTCGACACCATCTCGTCCTCGGGCGTGTGGGACACCGCAGGTCAGATCCTGCTGTTCACCGTCAACGACGCCCCCGAGGGCGACGTCTACCTCGTCTCCACCGGTGGCTCGCCGTTCGAGGACCCCACGTTCCGGCTGTCCCCGGCCACCGACGAGATCTTCACCCGGCTGGCCGCCGTCGAGGGGCTGGCCACCACCGGGCTCGCGGACTGGTCGCCGACGGCACCCACCGACAGCCAGGTGCCCGTCTTCAACACCGGCACCGGCCTCTGGACCCCCGGTAACGCCGGCGCGGGTGACGTCTCCACCGTGGCCGGGGTCAGCCCGGTCACCGGCGACGTGCCCGGCGTGGACCTCAAGACGGCCCTCAACGCCGCCGACGCCACCACCCTGGCCAGCTTCATGACCGTCGTGCAGCAGCGCACCTACGCGCTGTGCAAGGAGTCCGGCGGCGCCTACGAGTCCAAGCCGTCCGGCTGGACCAACGCCATCCGCGCTGGCGCGACGCAGCCCACGTCGCAGCTCACTGAATACGACATCTGGCTCCAGCCCGCATCGGAGGCGTGATGGCGAACACGTACCTGTACGACGGGACGGCGTTCGTTCAGCTCGGCAACCTCGGGCCACCCGTCATCGACCCTGGCACCCCACCTGCCGGCGGGCCGATCGCGAAGCCTGACGCCTCGAACACTGGCCCGCGGACCACCGTCACCGGCTCCACCCTGTCCAGCGGCGCCGCCAAGTCGCTGGCCGCTGCGAACGGCGGGATCGTGCAGGGCCGCCGGATCGCCAACCTCACCCTCAGCGCGCCAACCGACTGGCAGTTCCAATGGGTCGACTGCGAGATCGAGGGCGCCTACTACGGCGTCGATGCCTGGTTCGGACAGGGTGTCGTGCCCAGCAACCCGTCCAACCGTGCCGTCTTCCAGAACTGCCTCTTCGACCGCGCTGACGCTGCGCTCATCGCAGGTACCAACTACGTCCTGCGCAACTGCGAAATGCGGCGCGGCGTCGACCTCGCCAAGTCCTTTGGCAACACCGAGATCTTCGGCTGCTACATGCACTCGCTGTGGGATCCGGGCGGTGCGCACGGCGACGTCTTCCAGGCCCAGAACGGCAACGACATCGTTCTGCACTGGAACACGATCTCGTGCATCAACGCGGCCGACTCCCCGTCCAGGGCTGGTGAGCATGGGTCCGGCGGGACGCAGTTCGGCATCCCGTTCGGGAACCTGACCAACGTCAAGGTCTGGGACAACTGGGCCAACGGCGGCGCCTACACGCTGCGAGGCGGGGAGACCTGGCTCGGCGCGGGCGGCGTGCCATTCCAGCTCAGCCTCTCCTTCCGCCGCAACAAGCACGGCAGGGGCTGGATCTACGGACCCTTCACCGGCATGGGCAGCTTCGACAGCGGGCGCGCCATCTCGGACTACGACTCCTCGAACGTCTTCGAGGACACCGGCCTGCCCGTCCAGGGCTGATCACGACAGGGAGACTTCATGCCCGCGACCTTCCGCGCCGGTGAGACCACTGTCAACAACGGTGGCACGGTCACCAAGACGACGGACGTGCCGACCGGCACCGTCGACGAGGACATTCTCATCTTCCTGTCGTACATGCACGACAGCAGCGCCACCGTCATCGAGTGGCCGGCCGGAGTCACCGAACTCGACCAGGACACCGTCTCGTCCACCGACTTCACCGGCGGCTCCGCCTACCGGGTGGCCGACTCCGAGCCCGCCGACTACACGGTCGAGAACGGCAACGGGAACAGCGGCACGGACCAGTTCTTTGCCATCGCCGCCGTGCAGGATGCCGACACGGGAAGTCCGATCGCCGACTCGGCGATCGTGTTCTACGACGAGGGTCAGGGCACCCCCGACGTGCACGCGCCGTCAGTGAACGGCGTCACCGGTGGCCTACTCATCTGCGCCTGGTTCCAGCGCTATGACACCCCCGGCGTCGGATCGATCACCCCGCCGGGCGGCATGACCCTCGGTGGCCAGGGCCAGACGTCACTCTCCTCCGACGGCTACTCGATGGCCGCCTGGGCGTGGGAGGAACTCGACGCCGACGGCGCCACCGGCCTGCGGACTGGCACCACCAGCAAGGTCCTCGGCGACTACAACCAGTTCGGCGTCTCCATCGTCATCGCCCCTGCTGGGGCCGTACTTCCCACCGCCGACGCCGGTCCCAACCAGACCGTGGCCGCAGGTCAGCAGGACGTCCAGCTTGCTGGAACCCCCTCCGGTGGCGCGGGCGCGCCCTACACCTACACGTGGCGGATCATCACCGACACCACCGGCGGTGCGGTCCTGTCCTCGACCAGCGTCGAGGACCCCACGCTCGATGTCGGCGGCGCCGGCGGCAGCGTCGTCCTCGGGTTCAAGGTGGCCGATGACGATGACGTCGAGTCCGCCGAGGACACCGTCACCATCACGGCCATCGGCGCCGGCGGTGTCGCCGTCCCCGTCGCGGACGTCACCATCACCGGCTGGACCGGCGTCCCCTCGGGCACCCCGCTGTACCCGAAGCTCGCCGACACCACCGACGCCACCTACGCCGTCTACGTCGACCCCGAGGACGCCGTCGTCGGAGAGTGGCGGCTGAGTGAGTGGACGCCAACACCGGGCCTCGGTGCGAAGCTCACCATCCGGCCATCCATGATCGGCACGTCCGCCAGCATCGACGTGCAGCTGCGCGAAGGCGCATCGACGGTCATCGCCAGCTGGAACGACCAGGAATGGACGGCCGCCACCCTCGTGCAGGGCATCGAGCTGACCGTCACTTCCACCCAGGTCGCCTCGATCGTCGACTTCGACGACCTACGGGTGCGGATCACCGGTGAGGTGACCGTGTGAGCGAGCTGCGGGTCCACGGCGTCGCCCTCACCGCCGGGCCACCGCAGCTGCGCGTGCACGCCATGACCCTGGCTGCCGACGTCGACGCCGTGATCCCCGAACTGCGCATCCACCTGATCGCCCTCACCTCCGGCGTCGTCCCCGGCGTCGGCGAGGGCGGCATCTGGCTGTGGCGCAGCGGCACCCACGTGCGGCACATCGCCAGGTTCTGGATCGGTGGGGAGTGGGTGTGAGCGAGCTTCGACTGCACGACATCGAGCTGACCGCCGAGGAGCGCCGGTCGGGTGTGCGCATCACCGTCCTCCCGGATAGGCGCGAACGCCTGGTCGACGCTGAGCCGAACACGTTCAGCATCGCCCGCGATGGCCGGACGTTGGAGGTCCGATGAGCGAGGTTAAGGACCCGAACGCCGTCCTGCCCTTCGTGTGGGACTGGACGGCGTGGCTAGCCGATCAGGGCGACGACACCATCACCGCCCACGAGATCCTCACCGACGGCACCATCACCGTGGACAGCACCGCCAACAGCGCCACCACGGTGACCGCGTGGCTGTCCGGCGGCACCGCCGGGGACAACATCCTGGTCAACTGCCGCATCACCACCGCCGGTGGCCGGACGGATGACAGGTCGATCACCATCATGGTCCGCGACCGCTGATCCGCGCGTTTCACTTGCAGCACGCCGGCTGCATCCCTACCATCCAAATGTTCGCCCGCTCGGTCTTCCGCGCTGCTGGGGAATCTCCCGGACTCACCACGGCGACCGACGAGACCGGGCGGGCGAGCACCACGGCGACCGGCCGGTCGCTGGCGCAGGAGCCGTTCACCTCTGTGAGCGCCGACCCGATTCGGATGCCCCCCATCCAGCGTCAGCACCGGCCGGTCTTCTGTCTGGTACCGTCATCACGCGGCCATATGAGCCTTAGTCCCGCTCGTGGTGGCGCAAAGAAGCCCCCTCCCGTCCTTGCGACGGGAGGGGGCCATTTTTGCGTTCAGTGGGCCGTCTGGACCCCCGCGACGATCATGTACGCGACCAGCGTGGCGAAGATCAGTGCCGCGTAGAACGCGCCATCGCGGATGTTGTCCGGCCTTCGTCGAGACGACATTGTCAGTCCCTCGTGTGGCGCTCGGTGTTGCGGAGCTGGCTCTGGAGCCAGTCACGTCCCTTGGCGTCGAGATGAACCAGCTCGTCGCCGAGCTGCACTTCGACGACCTGCCGGTCGTGGTGGTCCATCCGGATCCGGATGGACAGCGGGATCTTGTCCCCATTCTGGCGGTGGACCATCCTGGAGCCGATCTCGCGCGAGCAGGCGCCGTAGTGGCCGGGTTGCTCGTCGCACCAGAGCAAGCACTTCTTGGCGCGTACGCCAGCGGTCGCGGCCTTCAAGCGGCACGCCCATAGACCGCAGGAGGGGGCGCAAATGCACCCCGGACCACACCAGCACAAAAGAAATCCCATTCGCGCCTGGTGAAGTAGAGAACACCGACGCGAACGCCGCCCCCTTCGAGTCGTACCTGCTGCTCGGCGCCTTCGGTGAACTCCACCCACTCCAGCAGCGTGAACAGCTCGAAGACCTCGTTCGGGCCGAAGAACGCCGCGTTACGCAGCTCGACCCAGATCTCTTCGCGGATTCGGAACAGGCCGATTTTGACCTTCGGCACGTATCGGGCATCGACGTGTGACTGGCGCACCACCTCCAACGTGACCGGGTCTTGCACCACGGGCTGGATGATCGTCACGTTCCCTCCTTTCGCGAGGGCCTATGTGCATGATCACGGATGCGACGCCCTGGTCGGTGACCCCCCTTGTGGGCCTCGAAGGTGGCCCGAACCACCGACCGGGGTGGTAGTGGTGGCGCCGCACCCGTGATGATCAAAGACGCTAGCCCGAGGTCTGGAGGCTGTCCATCGTGGTCATCGTCACAGGCTATCCGTGACAATCGGGTTATACCTGTGACACTGCACGAATCAGCCCATCGCCTTCGTAACGGTGATGCTGAGCGGCTCGCCGCAATGCGGGCACTGCTGGTCTGTGGGCGCGGCCCACAGCGAGCGGGGGTTGACCATCCATTGCTTCTGGTGGCCCGGGTACGCCTCGCGAACGAGCTTCCAGGCGGGCACCTGGTCCATCGTGATGCGTGCGGTCCCGGCCGCGTTCTCAGTCGGCTCGGGAACGTAGCCGTTCTTGATCCAGACGCGAGCGGTCGTTTGGCTGATGTCCAGCATGTCGGCCATCTGCGCTATCGACAGCATCCCGACTTCCGTGTCGCGCACCTTCCACCCGAGCTCCCCACGCCAGTGGTTACGCGTCAGTGCCGGGACGTCGACGACGAATCGTCCGCGCTCGATGCCCCCCCGCAGGGCTTCGCGCGCGATGGCACGCCGTCCCGACGCGACCCGCTCGTCGAGGGTCCGGTCGGTTCCACCTTCCCCTTGCGCCCGATAGTGACGGGACGCGAGCCCCGGGGGCACGACCCGCATGCCCTCGCGCAGCAGCGTCTGCCCCTCTACCCACTTGCCGTCGGCGAGCGTGGCCAGGATGGCGTCCAGGGCCGGGGAGCGACCCTCCGTCATGTCAGCGCCTTCCTGATGGCGGCGATCCGCTCGGTGGCCTCGTCGAGCTTCTTGACGAGGTCCGGGCGCTGCATCTCGGGCACCTCGGCGGCGAACCGGTCAGGCTCCGGGAGCCCGATCATCTGCCCGACCGCCATCGCCAGCCGGGACTGTGGCGAACCGCCGCGCTTGCCCGTCCCGGTGAGAACTGACTCAGCAATCCTGGCCTTCATGCCATCACGGACGGACTCCACCATCCGGGCCTGCCGCGCCCCGGAGCGGGTCTCGTTCAGGCTGGTGACAATGGCCTGGACTTCTTCGGTGGTCAGGCGGGCGTCGCGCGCCAGCTCCACGGCAGCCTTGAAGCCCTCGTCGGTGTTGATGCCGGCGAGTCGGTTCCTGGTCGATACCGGCAGCGCCTCCCACTGGGTGCGCAGGATGCCGGCGTCGTCGGCGCGCCGGTTCGCCCTCTGCTGGAGGCTCGCCCTGGCCAGCGCGGCTCTCGGAACCTGTAGCCGTGTGGCGGCCTCACGCTCGCTCACCCCGTTGTCGACGAGGAACAGCGCGTGATGCAGCCGGTCCTCTTCGCTGCTGGGCAGGCCATGCTTCGCGTTCGCCTCGAACGTCAGGAGCATCAGCATCTGCGCCGAGCCGGAGCAGATGTAGGCGTCCAGCGGCGCGCCCGCCTCGATGGAGGCGTTGAGGCGGTGGTTGCCGTCGAGGATGACCAGCTTGTCGCGCTCCTCGTGCGCGAGCACCGGCGGCATCCGGTCGCCGCCCTCGATGGCCTCGGCGTACCGCTTCACCACCTCCTTGTTCAGTGGCACCCCGAGGCGGGCCTGGTTGCGTAGCGACCGCTCACGGTCGAAGCGCGACGCGCTGAGGCCGGACACGTACTCGAACGTGATGTTCCGCGAGACCAGGAAATCCTCGATGTCAGGGCGCTGGTTGGTCACCTTCTGACCGGCCATTATGAGATCAACTCCTTGTTCTGATTCTCGCGTGCTGCGGTCAGGACGGACCGCGTGCGCTCGTCGACGACGATCTTGAGTTCGCGGGTCCGATACACGTGGGTACCCTCGCGGTCACCTGGCGCGCGCGTCTTGGACTGGCTGTCGATCACCCGGTATACCTCGGCGCTACTGATGCCCCGTTCGGCCATCCGCTCCCTGGCATGGAGGGATAGGTCGAAGCCCATCGTCCAGTCGGAGAACCCTTCCGCCTCGGGTGGCTCGGGGTCATCGTCAAGGACGATCTCGCGGGGCGGCGCCTTGGGGATCAGGAACCTGATCGGCGTGCTCGTGTCGACCCGCGATTTGAGTGGCAAGGTCTTGGGCGGCGCGATCTCGCTGGCGAGCCGCAGCCAGCCCACCATGTCGCGGTCGAACATCGCGGCGTGCGGGTCGCACAGCGGGATCTCGTATCGCACGTTCTCGTACGCGAACGACCCGATGGTCGTGGACGGCGTGGGCGTCATGCACCGCGCGCAGGACTTACGTGTCGCCATCTCGACCCTCGCACTCGATCATGAGCCGCAGATGCGGCAGGGCCGCGTCCAGCAGATCCCACGCGAACGGGGCGATCATCTGCCGGTACCCGATGCCTTCGGCGGCCTCGATGACGGCCTCGACAGCGTCTTTGTAATGGGGGTCCTGGCGGTGCGCCTGTTCAGGTCTCGTTGCCGTCATCCATCTTCTCCCACCCTGGAAGTGTCCTTGGTGTTCGCCTTGTGGCCTATTGTCCGAATTCGACGGACGAGGGGGTGCATGAACTTCGTCACGAACAGTCCCCGGCCACCCGTCCGGGTCCGCGGCGCCCGATGACGGGCAGATCGCCGCGAACGTTCTACCTGCTGTTTCCCCATGTCGGGCCTAGTCCCTTCGATAGTCTTGAGGCCCTGCGGATCGTTTGCACCTTACGCGTTCCGATGACGAAGTGTGAAGAACTCGTAATCTTTTTGCAGCGAACAAATGCAACTTCGTCAAAAGTGCCCCCGCGGCCCCCATGCACGGTGCTAGCGTCCACGCCCATGACGAAGTTGCACCACATCCTCGCCGTCGAACGGCGAGTCAAGACGGACTCCCAGGAGCGGCGCACGCTGGCGCTGCGACTCTTGCAGACGCCCTCCCTATTCGAGGGCCAGACGAAGACCTACTCGCCCAAGGATGCCGACGGGGACACCCTCCCCGCGATCGACGACCCCGTCCAGCACAAGGTCAGGGACGTGCTGGCCGACCTCGTCGACTCGTGGGTCGAGAAGATCGACGTCATCGGCGAGAAGCACGAAGGCAACATGAGCGCCCGCGCCAACGTCATGATCGGTGACACAGTCATCCTGGAGGACGGGCCGTCGACGCAGCTGCTGTTCCTGGAGAAGGAACTCGACGACCTGCGCACCATCGTTCAGGTGGCACCCGTCCTCGGGACCGACGTCCGGTGGTCCTACGACCCGACCACAGGGCTGTACGAGTCGCCGGAGATGAAGTCGAACCGGACCGTGAAGGCCCTCAAGGCCGTCACGCTCGCTCCGGCCACGGACAAGCACCCGGCGCAGGTGACGCCGTTCAACGCCGACGTGGTGGCCGGCGAGTACACCCAGGTGAAGTTCTCCGGCGCCCTCACGCGGGAAGAGAAGCGCAAGCTTCTCGACCGGATCAAGATCCTCCAGGCCGCCGTGAAGAGGGCCCGCGAGACCGCCAACACCGTCGAGACCTTTACGGTGGCGCACGGTAAGGTCGTCCTCGACTTCGTCTTCGGCGACATCGTCTGAGGACGCTCGGGTCAGCCAAGCCCCCCTGTTGTGGCTGCATCGCCCGAGGTTAGATCGACGGGGAAGGGCTGATACAAGACCCGTCGACCCCATACCCCCGGCCTGATGGCCGGGTAAGGCGCAACCTCAACCTCAACCTGAATCTCAGCGTCGCTGGTCCAGTGGTGGTTCGAGCCCATCCCCGCGCACTCGCGTGCGGGTAGCCCAATTGGCAGAGGCAACCGGCAAGCATTCACCCTCAACGTCTCGCCTCAACTTCAACCTCAAGCACCCCCACGTCGGGTCGATGTCGTCACACCGCCCAACCGAAGATGCCGGTTCAAGTCCGGCTCCCGCCTCCACGTGGCGGGGTGGAGCAATGGCAGCTCGTCGGGACCTAAGAACTAGGTGTGGCCCAAGCGTTACCGATGTGCGGACGGGTGTACTGGGAGTCGTCCCTGAAAGACGATGACCCTGTGTCTAGCGATAGCTCAATGGCAGAGCATCGGCTTGTGGAGCCGTGGGTCCGGGTTCAAGTCCCGGCCGCTAATTACAAACACAGACAAGCTGGGCCGGGGCCAGGGAAGGCCCCGGCCCAGCGCTGTACCCCCAACACCGTGGAGGACCCCCGTGGCAGGCCAGTACAAGCGATACCGCGTCACCCGCAGCTGGTACGTCGTCGCCCGCAACGCCAAGGAAGCGCAGACGAAGACGCTCCACCTGGCCACCGTCCGTGACGTCCAGATCGAAGAGCTCAAGGACGGCGAGGACAGCATCTTCTTCATCGCCGACGACTACGCCGACGAGGTCAACCTGCAACACCCGTACGAGCGGTCGCCGAACGGCCGCCGGCCCGCGGCGCGGGTGATCGAGTGAGCCACACCTGGTGTCCCGATCAGGGCGCCATCATCGTCGGCGACAAGTACTGCTGCGACTCGCCCAAGCACCGCAAGATCGGCCGGGTGTGGGTGTGGGGACCGGACTGGTACTGGCACGGTTGGCGAACCCTCCTGCCGGTGTGGTCCGCGGGTGACGAGTACGGCCGGCGTACCCTCGTGCTCGGCTGGACGCTCACTGGTCGCATGATCATCGCGTTGTGGATCTGCGGGTGCATCGAGTGCTTCGAGTCCCGGCAACAGACCGCAGAGATGGGGCGGGAGGCGGAGTGACCTACAACCCGCGGGAGTACTGGCGCGATAAGCCGGCGGACCCCGTCAAGCGCGTGCACGGCCGCCAAGAGGCGGCGCTGCTCGACGCTGTCGCAGACCTGACGCCCACCTCCATCTTGGAGGTGGGCGTCGGTACGGGTCGCATCGCCAGCCTGCTGACCACCAAGTGGCCGGACGCCACATACACCGGCATCGACTTGTCGCCGGCCCGGCTGGCGTACGCGCGCAAGACCCTCCCCGGCCACGTCGAGCTGATCGAGACCGACCTGCTGGACTGGGAGCCGGACCACTTCTGCGACCTCGTGATCGCCGTCGAGGTGCTGATGCACATCCGGCCGTCGGACCTCGACTACGCGATGGAGCGGCTGAGGGTCTGGTCCCGGCAGGCCATCGTCACCGTCGACTGGACCGAGCCCATCGAGGGGCCGATCGGCCCATGGAACTTTCTGCACGACTACGCGGCCCACGGGCTCCGCGTGGTCAGCAAGGTCGACCTACAGAGCGTCCATCGTTGGGACTGGTGGTGACATGACCAGGCCCATCGACGTGGTGTGCCCGGCGCGCACCTGCCAGGCTCAGCCCGGCCGACCATGCCGGACATCGACCGGCAGGGTCCGCTCCGAAGACCACGGGCTCCGATGGCTGAACACCCTGCCCGGCCCGCTGGTGCGCTGCCCCGACGGGTGGTGCGTCCTCTGCTGGTGGACGGGGTGGGTCCAGCAAGACTGATCCCTATCGGGGTCTTAATGGGAGATGCGGCAAGTCGCACCTCCCATTAAGACCCTCATTCCAGCAAGCTTCGTAGTTGGGCGAGGAGGTCGCCTGGTAGCTGCACGCGCTTCCATGACGCATCCCGCTGGAGCTGCCACGCGGTGCCGTCCTCGGTGTTGACGAGGATGTAGTCCTCGGGGTGTCGCGTGGAGATCTCTTGTCGGACTAAGGGCGCACTCCAGCGATCAGTCACGGTGCCCCCAGGGTGTCCAGCATCAACTTGGCGAAGCAACCGAGGTGGTTGCGCCAGCAGCCCTCGTAGTGGGTTCCGACGTGGTTGGCGTGCCGGTCCAGAACCTCTTGCGCCAGAAGGCGCGCCAGCTCGTTTCCGGTCACGATCCCTCACCCTCGGGTTCCTGCTCGAAGTTGACGGCTCGCAGGATCCTCAAGGCGTTGTGGTGGCGGCGGTACTCAGCATCGAGGTCGGCCTTGCACTCTGGACACATCGCCAGCGAGCCCCAGCCGGGCCGTTCGTTCGGCACCCACAGGGCACCGTACGTCCCGCAGGCGTTGCATCGGAGGTTCCAGCCCATCCGGTGTGCCTTGCGCGCCTCCTCCTTCGACTCGGTCATGCTCCCTCCCCCGTCCAGTCGTGGCACCGGCCGCAGTAGCCCTCCTTGACGTCCATCGGGTGGTGGGACGTCGCGCCGCATCGGGGGCAGGTGAAGCTGTCTGGCGTCTCATACACGTGCGTGCAGTGATCCCCGACCGCGTCCTCGATCCGGAACACGTTGCCGCCGCAGTAGCCGTTGCCGTTCTCCAGTTGGTGCACGCACTCCCAGCCGGGCGCGGTGTTGCCCTCAAGGTCGGTGGCCAGCTGCGCCGGCGCCCACACCGGTGTGTGGTCGACGAGGCGGGAGGTCACCACAGCCACTGCATCACGAGTGACGCCAACCCGCCGATCACGAACGACTCCACGGCGGCCCACCATGGCAGCCGGCGGCGGCGGTTGTGCAGTCGGGCGACGTAGCGAGCGTCGGCCATGCTGACGAAGTCAGCGATCTGCACCACCCCGTCGCCCGGCACGACTTCGCTCGGTCGCTTGTCGGCCGTCATGACACACCAACCGCCGATCAAGTCATCCGGCACGGCGTACCACCGCTCGGGGTGACGGCGACGCCACCATCGGCGGCGCGGTGGCTTCTCCTCCAGCCGGGCCTTCTCGTGGGCCGCGATAGCCTCAGCGAGTCCCGGCGGCATCGGCATCTCGCGCATGCCCGGCGGCAGGATGTTGTTCTTGTCGTCGCTCACTGCGACACCGGGCAATCCATGTGCCGACGCTCGATCGAGCGCGGGTCCGTGCACCAGACGAACAGGTCGCAGACCGTGCAGCGCGGGTGAGCCTGGAGCGGCTGCCCACACTCGTCGCACGGCCTGCCGCGGGGAGGCGCGGGCTTCACCCCCGCGGCGGGGCGCTGTCGGAACTTCCGGGCCTTGCGTGTGCTGCTCATCCGATCGCTGCCTTCCACTCGCGCTTACAGCCACCACAGACCGCCCACGGCCACCAGTGCGCGGTCTCCTTGCGCGTCAGCGTGTAGCGGCCCACCTGGTAGTCCTCCGGTGGCACGGTCTCCAGGCGCCACTCTCCCTCCATCAGGCCGACAGCTTCGCACGCCGGACACTTGGCACGCCCCATCGTCGCCGTCATCTCCGGCCACGGCCTCGCGGTAAGCAAAGTGCCCTCGCCGTCGCAGCCGTCGCACCCCATCGGCGCGAGCATGCCGGCGCCGCCGCACCACGGGCAGACGATGCGCTCGCTCACACGTCCCCCCGACCGGTCATGTCGCGCAGTTCGCCGGCGATGTCCAGCAGCTCCGTGGCTAGCGTGGCGACACGGTCGGCCATGGCCGTTGACCGGACGGGCGGATTGTCGTCGAGGCCGCGGAGAAGGTCGTCGACCGACACGTCGTAGAGCGTGGCCAGCTGTAGGAGCCGGCGGATCCCCGGCTCGCGCTCAGCCCGCTCGTACGAGCCGAGCACCGTGCATTTGATGGCACCACCGGTCTGGTGTTCGACATCGTGGCGCGTCAGCCCATGGCGCTGTCTGAGCTGCCGCAGCCGCGCCCCCAGCGCCACGTTGAACGTGTCGTTGTCGGCGGTCCGGATGTCGTCGTTCACTAGTAACCCCATTCGTGGCTGTTGTACTGTTCGCGTATCCCGGTGGGGACCGGGGATGCGCGGGCTGGCCTCGCGATCCCCCGCCGGGTGTAGGGCCCAGACCTCCGCCCACCCATCTTCACTGGACGGTCTGGGCCCTACCCCCAGCCGTCCGTGGCGGCAGGTTCAGCGCCGTGACCCGCTTCTTGAAGCCGAGTGGTTCATCCTCCGTGTCGGGATCCCACACCAGCGCCGCCATCAGTCCGGCGCGGCCAGCCTTGTCGTAGCACCAGCCGTATTCCCACGACAACGGGTTGCTCAGTGGCAACAGGACGATCCGGTCGTTCCATATCATCGACAGCAGCACGACGGCGTCGGTGGCGGTCTCCGTCACCAGGAGCCCACCCCAACCCCACCGGTCCGGCCCGAGGCCGTTAATTCGCTTGCCGATCTCGTGCAGCGTTGTCACCATTCGCATCCCTTCGTACGCCAACGACCGCCGCACCGAGGTGGGACGGGCGGCCCCACGAGGTACGGCGGTCGTTGTTGGAGGCTCGACGTCCCAGTGGAGCATCACCGGTCAGGCGAACAGTTCGTACGATAGCGGCGGTTGCCGCCAGGTGTCAGTCAAAGGCCAGAATCAGGCTGAGCACCGCCATGCTCACGATCACGATCAAGAACCATCGGTGAGCCCTCTTCGCCGCCATCTTGCGGTCGAACTTCTTCACTCAGTTCAACTCCGGGTGCGGGTCGACGATGTGCTCGCCGTCGAACCGCATCCACTCCCGCACCTCGTGCATCGCCAGCGCCTCCATCAGACGCATGACGTCGACCTTGAGCCGCCCGATCGTGTAGGGCTGCTGGCGTCCGCCCATCCTGGCGTGGCGGTGGCGGGCCGCGTTGCAGTAGCCCAGGCGCCCGACCGGGAACGTCGTGGTCGGGTCCTGCGAGTTCGGCAGCGGGATCCGCAGCAGCACCGCGTAGTAGTCGGCCGTCGACTCCAGCTCGTCGTCGTCGAGCGTCCGCAGCTCCATCCCAGGCGGGCCGGAGAACTCCGCGAGCCGGTCGGCCAGCCACTGCCGGTCGGCCTCCAGCTCCTCGATGGTCAGCTCTGCGGCCTTGCTCACCACGTACGCTGGCGGCACGCTGGCCATCGTCGCGCACATTGCCTGGTCGCCGCAGGACACCCAGCGCCGGTCAAGCTTGAGGCCGGTCCTCACCGTCATCTGCTCGGTCATCGTCGTCTCGTTCCCTCTTGCGAATCTGGGTTGGCTGATGGTCATTGATTATGCGCTCGTGCGCGCGGTTGTAAGCCCTCTTACGGCGCTCTTCGCGCCACTCCCGCAGCGAAAGCACGACTCATCCCGTCTTGCGCATCCACAGCGAGCCGGTCGGCTCGGACCGCAGCGACACCGGCACCAGGGCCTCCCGCTGGGTCCACAGCCAGTGCGTCATGAGCAGGATCTCCCACGACGTGTTGTGCGTCAGGAACGCCCGCAGCAGGTAGAGCTCCGTCCAGTCGCGGCCCTCCCGGATCCAGTCCTCCGGGTACTCGAACGGCCAGTGGACGTCGTGGATGTGCACGATGACGCCGGGCGCCAGGGTGGGCAGCACGTGCAGGTACAGCCAGACCACATCGCTGCCGGACTTGAGGACGTGGGTGGAGTCGATGAAGAGGATGTCGCCAGCCTCCAGGTCGGCGAACCACGTCACCGGGACGTCCTGCACCGGCTTCGCGATGATGTTGACGTCGTCGCCGTCGAACAGGACCGAGTCCAGCCGCTCGGTGTACGGCTCCACGCAGGTGACCCGGAGGTTCGGCAGGTACATCTCCGCGGTGTCGAGGATGACCGCCGTCGACCAGCCGGAACCGACCTCGATGACCCTGTTCGGCTTGAAGTGCCGGATCATGCACGACAGCGTGGCGGCGTCGCCGAAGCCGTACATGTTGTTGTCGGGGTTGTACCGCCGGCCCAGACGCGTCACCCACGGAGACGACGTCAGCCCGATGTCGTGCGCCAGCAGCACCTGCTCGTCCTCGCGCAGGTCGATCCCGACCGGCGCCACGTCCCGCCACGAGACGGCCCGCTCGCGGTCCTCCGGCGACGTCGTCGACGAGTAGTAGTGGCCGGGCGCGAAGTACGGCGGCTCCTTGATAGCCGCCGCGATACCGCGTGCGGTGCGCACGAGCCGGTCTTTGAGGTTCATCGGAACGTCCTTCCGGTTGCCCACTCGACATTACGGACCACTTCGGAGACCCGCTCCAGGGACGCCGTGATCGGGACGTCCACGGCCACATCCGTCTGGCCCTCGAACGCCTTCCACCGGGTGCGGGTGGTGACGCCGACGACCTCCTGGATGATGACCCGGTCGCCGTTCTCCATCTGGCCGACGAAGCTGTGGTCCCGCCGGGTCAGCCGGGCGCCCGCGATGACGACCATCTGGCCACTCCAGGCCGGGTGGGACAGGTGGGTGCGCTCAGCGAAGTCGATCACCGCGTCGTGAGTGTCGGCCGCCGCCCCCGTGATGGACCACAGTGAGATCCACTCGCACGTGCAGACAGCGAGGGAATCCATGGCATTCCCGCCCGTCACGCTGACCTCGTGGATGGCCATCAGGCGCACCACATCGCGAAGGCGCGAGCCGCGCCCTCGTGGCTGTACGGCAGGTTGTTCGGGGTGAGCGATGGGTCGTATGTCAGCTCGAACACGTCGGCGGCAGCGTCGGCGCCCACCGTGTCGACGGTGTCGCATAGTTCGGTCACGGTGGCCGGTTCGACGAACGCCAACAGCACGAGCATCTCCAGCTCGAACTCTTCGGCAGCCGTCAGGCCACCGGCGGGCTGCTCGGGTTCACCGAGCCACGTCCCCGACTGTTCCTGCCGGGGGTCCTGCGGGACCACAGCCGACGGTGTGGCCGACCCCGAGTCATCGCTGCGATCGGTCAGCCAGATCATGCCCCAGACGACGCCCGCGATCACGGTCAGGATGGCGATGGTGCCGACCACCGTGTCGCTGGTGCTGCCCTTCTTTGGCTTCATCAGAGCCCGCCTACGAACAGGGCCTCTTCGTACTCGAAGCCGGGGGCGATCTGGAACGTCAGGTCGGCCGGGTCGGCGACACCCCAGCCCTCGGTCCACGTGACCGACTTGCCAGGCAGGACGGTGGTCATCGGCTGACCCTCCAGCCCCGCGTCCGAGTCGTATACGGCCTCGCCCTCGGTGCCGCCGGACGCCAGCGTGGCGTAGATCCCGGACGGGTCGAACGGCACGTCAGCGCCGTTGGTGACGGTGACGTCGAAGAGGATGTAGGTCTCGAACTGGCCGGTGACGAAGGCGTACTCGGCGGGCTCGAACGTCTCGACGGCGCCGACCGTGATGATGACGCCGTCGTCGAAGGTGAAGCCCACGCCGCCGAACTTGCCGTACAGCGGCTGCTCGGGTTCCGGCGTGTCGACCGGCTCCGGTGCAGGCGCGCCAGTGCCCAGCGGCGGCGCCTCGGAGCGGGTGCCCTTCGGCTCCGCCGGGGGCAGTTCGGTGGGGTCGGTCTCAGTAGTGGTGGACGGCTGGGCCGTCGGCTCGCCCTCGGTCTGCGAGCACCCGGTGAGGGCGGCGACCGCGAGGACGATCAGGATGATGAGCTTGCGCATGAGCGTGAGTCCCTTCGTGGTGTGGGGTGGTGCGCGCCCCCGACCCGCATGGGCTGGGGCCGGGGGCGCTTGGTGCCGTCAGAGCGACTGGACCTCTAGAGAGCCGTCTGACGACGGTAGCGGGTGGCCGCGAAAGCGAGGCCACCCACGATCAGCAGGCCCACGCCGGTGCCGAGCAGCAGGTTGCCGCTGGTGCCGGTGTCGGGCAGGTCTTCGTCAGTGCCGTCGTCGTCGCCGGTCGGCGGCTCCGTCGGTGCGGTGGTCGGATCCTGGGTCGGATCCGGCGTCGGGGTCGGCGTGCCGTCCTCGTCACCATCCTCGGTGCCCGCGTCCGTGCCGTCGTCGGTGCCATCCTCGGCACCGTCTTCCGCACCGTCCTCAGTGCCGTCTTCCGCACCGTCCTCGGTGCCGTCCTCGGTGCCGTCTTCCGCACCGTCGTCGGTCCCGTCCTCAGTGCCGTCCTCGTCGCCTGGCGGGTTGCACTCCTCCTCCGACGGCGCGGCGTTGACGGTCAGCTCCCACGACCCGGCCGGGCTGTAGATGTCCGGGTAGGCCGGGCCGATCTCGATGAACTCTGGGTGCCACGCCTCGACCGTGTAGGTGCCCGGTACCTGCTCGTGATCGGCGGCCTCAACGGGCTGACCTCCGAGCAGGTACGCGTAGTCCTCGGACACGGGGATGGTGATGTACCCGGAGGCGTCGCACGTCGGGTGCGTCACTGTCGGCTCGGTCGGGACCGGGCACGGGGAGAACGTGTCGGCGCCGACAGCGTCGGTACCGTCCTCTTCGGTGAACTGCTCGCACGCCGTGGTGTAGGTGTACGACCAGTCCGTGATGGGCTTGACGATCGCGCCGTGCTTGAAGTAGTTGATCGCCCAGTTCGGCGCCTTGTGCTCGAACGGGACGTCGGCCTTGCAGCCATAGCTGGTCAGGTCGACGGTCTCGCCATTGAAGTCCTCGATCTTGGACTCGCTGAGTTTGCCCCAGACCGCGTATTCGATGTAGCCGTAGATGGTGCCGTCCACGCCCGCCGGGTCGACGTCGTCGAAGATGCCAGCGACGTCGGAGTGGACGAGGTACTTGCCCCAGCCATACTCGTTGACGTCCTCGGGCGTGATGGTCAGCGTTCGGGTGAAGGTGTCACGTGCCCACGCGGTGGGGCAGTCATTGTCGGGCGCGCCGACAACCGGGTTCGACACGATGGTCGATTCCGACTCGCCACCCCCCGTCGCAGTAGCCGGCGCAGCGCCCCCAAGGATCAGGGCGAGCATGCCGACAGCTGCGGCAATCAGCTTGCGCAAGGTCGTTCCTCTCTCGTCGCTGTTAGCGAACAGGTAGTGCTAACGGTCGTGGACGATACAGCATGTCAAGCCACATCGCAGGCGAACAGTTATGAGAGATTTCTACCGGGTTGAAGCTTTGAGGTCAAGACCTCTTGCACATGCTTGACCTCATCGCTACGGTTGGTCCCCATCGAGCACAACCCACACCACGAAGGGGACTAGCCATGAGAAGCCTCCACATCCGCCGTCGTCAGCCCGACCTCATCCCGGCTACGCAGCTGGCGGGCCCCAGCGCGGTCGTGTACACGAGCATCGGCCGCGACGAGGACGACGACCGGATGAGCACCGACGAGCGGCGGGTCGCCGTCGAGCGGGCCATGTTCGACGGCATCACCAAGGCTGAAAGCGCCCGCACCTTCCAGCAGGTCGGCCGGTTCCGTGTCCGGCGGGCCAGGCACCGCAAGGGCAGCGCCATCGTCGGCATCCTGCTGTGGCTGGCCACTCTCGCCGTCGCGTTCGCCTCGGGTGCGGCGCTGGTCTGGCTGGCGCTGCGGTGACGACACTCCTAGAGCGTCCTGTTGGCGTTGGGGCATCCGCCCCAACGCCTACGGGCACGTCCCCCCTCGGGCTCACGCTCGCCGCCAAGTACCTGCGGATCTCCGACGACGACGAGGGCCGTGAGCTGGGCGTCACCCGGCAGAACGAAGACCTCGACGCGTTCGCGGCCAAGGAGAACCTGTTCTTCGTCGACACCTACCGCGACAACGACATCGGCGCCTCCACGCGCACGCGCACGTCGAAGATCCGCAAGGACTACCTGCGGATGCTCACCGACGCCAGGAACGGCCGGTTCCAGGTCATCGCGGCATACACCTCTGGTCGCATCACCCGACGACCACGGGAGAGGGAAGACCTCATCGACCTGGCTGAGGAATACGGCATCCGCTACCGGTACATCCGCTCGCCCGAACATGACCTGAACACCGCCGATGGCCGGATGATGTGCCGGTGGCTGGCAGCCGCCGACACCGGCGAGTCCGAGCGGATCGCCGAGCGAGTCTCACGCGCCGCCTTGCAGCGCGCCCAGAGGGGCGGCTTCTCCGGCGGCTTCCGCCCGTTCGGGTTCGGCGTCCAGAAGCTCGTCAACGGCCTGCCCCTCTTCGACGACGACGGCAAGCCCGTCCTCGACTACAGCGTCATCCGCGAGGACGAGGCCAAGGAACTGGCCCGTGCCGCCGACGCCGTCCTAGCCGGCGCCTACACGAACGCTGTCGCGAGGGACTGGAACGCCCGCGGGATCACCACCACGCGGGGCAACCAGTGGACTGGCAAACAGGTCGTCGCCACGCTGCTCAACCCCCGCAACGCGGGGCTTATGGTGTACCGGGGCAAGGTTCTGGATGGCGTCAAGGCGCCGTGGGACCCGATCATCGGCCGGGAGACGTGGGAGGCGCTGAGGTTGAAGCTCAAGGACTCCAATCGGCGCAAGACCACCGGCAACACGCCGATCTACCTGCTGACGGTGGCCAACTGTGGCCACGTCGAATGCACCGGCAAGGGCCACAAGATGCGGGCCGCGTACAAGACCGACCCCCGCCGGCCGTCGAAGACGGACCCCGACAAGCGCTCGCGGGTGCGCTCGTACCGGTGCCAGGCCCGCGGCCACAACTGGATCAACGCCGAGGCGTTCGAGCACCTCATCGAGGACGAGATCGTCATCCCGTGGCTGGAGAAGCCGGAGCACGCTAGCCTGCTGACCGCCGACGACACGAGCGGCCGGGCGAAGGAGCTGGCGGCACGGGCGGCGGAGCGGCGGGAGACGCTGGCATCGGTGAAAAGGGCGTTCGTCAAAGGCCTGCTGTCCGAGGCGGACTTCGAGGCAGCCGTGCCCGAGATCGAGCATGAGCTGGTCCAGATCGAGGCCGCCCAGGCGGAGATGGCCGGGCTGGCACCGCTCAAGGGGATCATCGGCCGGTCCGACGCCCGCGAGCTGTGGGAGAAGATGGACCTCGGTCGCCAGAAGGCCATCCTCAACACGCTGATGACCATCACCGTCACCACCAGCCGCCAGGCCGGCGGGAAGCTCAAGGGCGGCAAGATGATCGACGAGTCCCGCGTGCACGTCGAGTGGCGCGTGTAGCATCGTCCCCGTCGCTGTTCAAGCGAGGAACCGAACGGCCCCTCTCGTCCGCGAGGCGAGAGGGGCCGTTTGCTGTGTGCAGGCGCGGCCGGGATGTCGGGCCTGCGCCAGCCAGCTTAGACGAACGGCCCCCGCCACACCCCGGGTGGGCGAGGGCCGTTCCACCATGTCAACCCCGAAGGGCTGTGAACCTCCGGCCACTGTTCGCCAACTCGACCGGAGTCAACCGGGGCGACTCACGAGTGCGCGCGAGCGGAGCCCCCGGAAGAACACCCACCCGTGCGGCCCCTGGTCGTGCACAGAGAGACTGTGCTGCAGTCGCCCACACCAAGGGCCGCCGGGCGGTCGTGACCTCGCTGGAAGAACTACCCGGCAGGAAAGCCCTCCCGCTCGATCGCGAGGCAGACATTACACGAACTGTTCGCCTATCGCAGCCCGAACGTGGAAGTGTCCTCTGGTGGTGCTTCACGCAACCGGCTCCACCGACTCGATGATGCTCGCGTCCCAAACGCACCCCGAGGCGACGTCCCACGTGTAGTACCAGGAATGGGTCATGTCCAACCGCATCGAGAAGAGGTACGGCGCGATGACGATGCCCGGCCACTTCTCGGCGACCCGCGGCCAGTCGATGTGATGGTAGACCGGGCCACCGTCGCCAAAGAGGCGAGGTCCGTAGTCGCCCAGCAGGTCGACCCCGAACTCGTTGCCGAACTCGGTGACCGCCTCCGGCGTGCCCAGGTGCAGCCAGCCGTCGGCCAGCTGCACCCGGAACCGGTACGTGAGCCGGTCGAGACCGAACTGCGCACCTTGGCACCACGCCGGCCAGTCGTCCTCGCCATCCACCGACAGCCACAACCCGAACGGCTTGTGAAAGGGCCGCTCCTGCTCGACCGAGCGTGGCACGAGCGTGGATTCTGCCGAGAAGTGCGAGAACTCCATCAGGCCACCCGGCTCCACGCCATCAAGGCCACCACGTAGCAGCCCAGCAGAATCAGGACGATGGAACCGGACCGGGCCAGCCACCGGCGCCAAGTCGCCACGCGGGTGGCACGACGAGTCCGCAGCTGGCCAGTTCGGACTCCAACTGCGGCCAGTCCTTCGGTGATCCCGGCCCCGGCCACTCGTGCATCTTCCGCGCCGCCTCCGCCATCGCCATCCACAACTCGTAGGCGAGGACGATCGACGGCGTCGGAGCCGGAGCGAAGATCCGGATCTCCGTCGTCAGCTGTGGGAAGTAGGCGTTCGGTGGCTCCCCGCCGGGGACCGGCAGTCTCCGGCTGACGTAGATGGAAGGCCGTGGGCTCACCCCGCATCGTCGTCCTCCACCGTCTCCGGCACGGTGATGCCGGCGGCGAAGCCGCCCAGGTACGAGCTCGTCGCACTGCCAGCCATCCGGTAGGCGCTCCGCGTCTGTCCGGCCCGGCTCATGTTGACGTTCATCGTCTGGCCTCGCAGGCCCGACGCCTCCGCCATCTTCGCCGTCTCCAGCGACCCGGCAATGAACACGAACACCCACCCGGCCGCCTTGCGCTCCTCGATCAGCTTCGTGACCGAGTCGAAGGTGTGCTCGCGTGAGGTGTTCTCCTCCCCGTCGGTGGCCACGAGGACGACCACCTTGGTCGGTCGCTTGGCCTCCGGCAGGTCGTCGACCATCTCCCGCGTCCGGACGATGCCGAACCCGATGGCGTCGAACAGCGACGTCGACCCCCGTGGCTCGATCTTGTGGTCCGGAACATGCTTCAACTTCACCGGCCCGAAGGTGTGCTCGAACTTGTCGTCGAAGTCGAACCTCGACACGGTGATCTTCACATCGAGGTCGCCCTGGTCGTCGAGGAACTTCTTGATGCCCTCGTCGGCTTCGCCCGCTCGCGTCGTCACCGAGCCAGCAGCCCGCGCCCCCTGGACGAGACTGCTCATCGACGATGACCTGTCCACCACCAGCGTGATGTGTGCGCGCTCCGTCATCGGTCCTCCCTGTCGATCTCCACGACCGGGTCGACCTGCTGGCCCCGCTTGACCATCTCGTCGAAAGCCCCTTCGGCTTTGGCGTAGAGCCCCTCGGTGAAGCCCCCCTCGCCGCGCTCGAACGCGGCCAGCACCTCGCGGGGATCCTCGTCGGTCTTGACGACCTCATCGCCTTCGATTTGCGCGTCGAGCTCGTCACGGTGCTCGTATTGCCAGGCCGCAAGTTCAGCCTCACTGAGGCCGGGGGGTGGCGTCGCGGTCACAGGAGATCATCCCCTCGGGTGCCCAATCGCGCCCTGCGGGACGTCCAGACAGCGGCGTTGACGTTGCCGCCATCCTTGAGGGCGAGCACGCCCGCCTCCAGGTCAGCGATCTGGTTGCTGCCGTCCACCATCTCCATCGCGGCGGCCCCGAGGCGCGTCTCGAACCAGATGCCCACCGACTCGATGGGTGTGCCGTCCGACGTGCGGGTGAGCACGGCAACGGTGTCGCAGCAACCGCAGGTGGCGGGCTGCTCTATGGCCGTCACCTCCGGGTCGAGGCGAGCGAAGTGGCCGGCAAAACACCGCGTCCAGCTCGCCTGGCCCCATTCGTCCGGGTTCGCCTTGATGAACGCCAGCGTGTCGACGGCGACGTCGATGGCGCTGGCCACTGTGGTGGGGGCGGTCTCGGTGATGGTCATGCGGAGATCACCGTCTTCTTGGCGAAGTCCATCAGCATGGCCTCGATATGAGCGTCCAAGTTCTGCGACTTGGGCGAGCCCCAGATGGCCTTGCTGCTGGTGAAGGTGAACGTCGGCCCGTAGGTGGCGGCCGACATCGTCGACCCCTTCCACCGAGGTGCCTCCAGGCTCTTGGTCGCCTTCCGCAACCGGTCGTCGGAGATCGGGTCCGGGCATTGGCGGCCGGTGATGCGGTCGTAGATGTCGAGCGCCTCGGTGAGCAGGGCGACCTTCTTCCGTGGCGTGCCATGGAACAGCGTCTGGCTCCACGCGGGGTCGTATTCCAGCCGCGCCAAGGCGTCGTCGAGCTGGATCCCGATGTGGCGGGGCAGCTGGTCGCCGGTGCCCATGAAACGGTGCAGCAGCGGCAGCAACAGCCCGCGCGCCTCGTCGCTGTCGCGCATGTAGTCGTTCACCGCCCGCGCCATGTGCGCCAGTACCGGGTGCACGCACGCCGGCCGGTCGCTGAACCGCTCCCCGGCCAGGACGGAGATGTACTCCATCATGCAGGCCCCGTCGGCCGGGCTGATGTGCCTGCCCCGCTTGAGCACCGGCATGAAGTCCGGCACCGTGATGTTCGTTTCCACTGCACGATCCTTTCGATCGGTCGTGCCCCCCGTACTGGTTGATCAAGCCGCGAGGTCGTAGACCTCGTCGACGAATGTGAGGATCCCGGCGCGCTGGGCCTTCGTCCAGCAGTCCCGTGTGCCGTTCGAGCCGTTCAGCCAGAAGGCGAGGCACACGTCGGCGCCCAGATCCACCATGAAGGTGTTCCGGTTCAGCGCGGCGTTCGCGCCGAACCGGAACGCCTCCTTGGGCACCGGGTACGGCTCGACGAAAACGCCGTCCTTCTCGCCGCGCTCCCGCGCCCACATGTCCGCAATCCGGTCCCCTCCGCGGGCACCCCCGTGGACCACGGTCAGTGGCCGGTTGCGGATCTGGTCGAGCGCTCGATATATGCGCTCGATGTCTGTCCACTCGCGTGACGCCGTCACGAGCAGGCGGTGCATCTCAGTCGTCCTCCTGGTCGTCCTCGTCGATCAGCTTCCAGTCGCCTTCGTCCTCGTTGTGGTCGGCGCCATACGAGCAGAAGCACGGCTCGTCCGTGCCGTCGTTCCAGAAGATCGTGTGCGCCTCCTTCACCACCGCACCGCCACCGTCCCGACGTCGGGCCCTTCGCCGTTGGCGTCGTGCTCGACCAGCCACACCTGCCACTCCCAGCGGCCGTTCACCTTCGTCGGCCGGACCTGGAACTGCCACCTGCTGGTGATCTTCTCGCCGTCTTTGCGCCGGTCGGCGATGTCGAGGCGCAGGTCTTTGATCTGGTCGAGCACCCACGCCTTCATGCCGTCTTCCTCGGTGGCATCGAAGGTGCGGACCTTCTCCTCGCTGATCTTCTTCGCCATCGGGCTACCACTCCTCGTCGGCTCGCGCGTGATGCCGGTGATCGTAAGGCTCATGCGCGGAACCGGCCACGGTCATGCCGGGGGGAGGGCAGCTCCTCGTCGGGCGCGGGGAGGCTGCGCAGCGTGGACGGGCCGCGCTGGCGGCGCTTGTGCGATTCCCACCCGGACGCCCAGATCTCCCCGAGTGGCCAGTCGGTGAGCAGCCGGCGCAGGGCGAACTCCTGGCGCAGCAGCATGCCGGTGATAATCCATAAATGTCCCCATATGAACCAGATCAAATCGTCCTGGAAGGACCCAAAGATCCACATAACGACGCCGATCGCAAAAGGTAGTGCTTTCAGCGTCGGAAAGACCATGCGACGCATATCCGTGCTCCTCCGAAATTGGTAAATACCCACCCATATACCGACGAAAGATCCCAGGCCCACCCTGGATCCCGCGCCGGGCACATACGTGCATCCGGACGCTACCCTCCGGGCTGTCGGATACCTTCCGGGCGGTCCACGAAGGCGGGGATGTCGAGGTAGCGCAAGGCGGCCTCGAAACCGTCCACCACGGCGATGTCGTACGCCTCCGGGGACACCCCCAGCGCCACGGCGGCCGCGCCCCACAGCGTGGGCACCGGCACGCCCCCCAGCACGTCCTGGACGTCCTCCAGGTCGACCTGCATGCGCGTGGCCAGCTCCGACTCGTCCATCCCGCGGATCTCCATCAGCACATGCGTCAGGTCCCCCACGTCGGGGTACATGCGCCCGCCGGCTGCCACGTGGGCGTCGGCCACCTCCCGCATCAGGCGGGCCAGGGTGGTGCCTAGGGCCTTGCACATCTTGTTGGCCTTGTAGCTGCTGCGAACCTTCCCATTCTCGACATTCCCCACGGTCTGGTAGTACACGCCAGCCTTCGCAGCGAACTCTTTCTGGCTCCAGCCCATGGCATTTCGCTTGGCCTTGATGGCCTTACCCAGGGCCGATGTAACTCCGTCTTGAACCATGGGTAGGAGTCTAGTGACGAACAGTTTCCCCGTCCCGTAGACGCCGAAAAAACTTCGTCATAACTTCGTCACCATGACGACCGGCGAACAGCCGCGTCGTGTCCGGGCGAACGGTCCCAAGATCAAGGAACTTCGCCTCACCCGCTTTGGCAACCGCTACGGCCGTCGATCCCTGTCGACGGCCGACCTCGCGCTGCGCGCCAAGGTCACACGACGTGCCATCCAACTCATCGAATCAGGGGCACGGCCCCGCCCCTACAAGCACACCATCGAGGCCATCGCCAAGGCGCTCAACGTGCCCGTGAAGAGCATCACGCTGTCCGAAGACGGCCCCTCGTGACCGGGCACCAGGCGATCACCAACGACGACTTCGCCACGGCCACGTACGACACCTGCACGGCATGCGGCCAGGCGTGGCCGTGCGACACCCGCCGGTGGGCCGACGACATCCTCGCCCGCGCACCGCAGATCACCGTCGAGACCCGGATGAAGCTCAAGGCGCTGCTCACCCCGCCGACGGTGACCGGGTGAGGGCCGTCGACCTGTTCGCCGGGGCCGGCGGGTGGGACGTAGCGGCCAGGCAGCTCGGGATCAAGACCTACGGCATCGAGAACAACGCCGACGCCGTCAAGACGCAGGTACACGCGGGCCACAACGTGATCCACGCCGACGTGCGACACGGCGACCGGGTGCTCTGGCCCACCGCCAAGGACGCCACCGGCCTCATCGCCTCGCCGCCCTGTCAGACGTTCAGCGCGGCCGGGAAGGGCAGCGGCCGGGCGAACCTCGACGCCGTACTCAGTGAGCTCGACTACCTCGCATGGGGCGAGCCGCTGGACTACAGCAAGTTCGACGACGAGCGCACCGGCCTCGTGCTGGAACCCATGCGGTGGATCCTCGACGCGCACGGCCGCGACCAGCCGTACGAGTGGGTCGCGCTCGAACAGGTCCCCGCCGTCCTGCCGGTGTGGGAGGCGTACGCGGAGATCCTGCTCAACCTCGGCTACTCCACCGACGTCCGCAAGCTGCACGCCGAACAGTACGGAGTGCCGCAGACCCGGACACGGGCCATCCTCGTGGCGCACCTGGGCAAGGACGTCAGCCTGCCCACCCCGACCTACTCCCGCTACCACCCCCGCACCCCCGACAAGGTCGACCCCGGCACCGAGCGGTGGATCTCCATGGCGGAGTGGCTCGGGTGGCACGGCGGCGACCGGGTCGGCTTCCCGCAGCTCGACGACGGCCTCGCCACCGTCGACATCGACGGCACCGCGTACCGGGCGCGTGACTTCCGCGAGGCGGACTTGCCGGCGTTCAACCTGACCGAGAAGGCCCGCTCGTGGACGCGACTGCGCAGCAACACGAGCGAGAACGCCACGGTCCGCAACATCGACGAGCCCGCGCCGACGCTGCACTTCGGCGACCGGCTGAACAAGGCCACGTGGGAGTCGATGGGCGACCGGCGCGCCAGCCGGGGCACCGTCCGCGACGTCGACGAGCCTGCGCCGACCGTGACGTCGTCGCTCGACAACGGCAACTACCGGTGGTCCGACGAGCCCGCGCCCGGTCCCGGCCGGTGGGTGCATGAGCGTCCCGCCACCACCGTGCAGTCCACCGACCGCATCGGGCGGCCCGGCCACAAGTGCATGACCCTCGACTGCCACCCCGGCCGTGGCACGAACGCTCAGTTCGACGGCTCCATCCGCGTGTCCCTCGAAGAGGCCGCCGCGCTCCAAACCTTCCCCGTCAACTACCCGTGGCAGGGCACCAAGACGTCCATCTTCCGGCAGATCGGCAACGCCATCCCGCCGGTCCTCGCGCACGCCATCCTCGCCGAACTCATCAAGGAGTGACCCATGCCGTTCCTCCGGCAGCGACAGCTCGACGACCTCATCGAATCCATCGACCACCTGGCCACCGTCAACGCCGATCTCATCGACATCGTCAACACCGCCGCCGGCAAGTGGGAGGCGGCCAACACGCCCGCCCGCATGTACGGCGGTTGGGTGCCCGACGACGCCGCCCGCGAGTGGGCGCAGCGCACGAGCGCCCGCGCCGAAGCGCTCGGCATCGTCGAGGAAGTCCATCGAGCACCGGACGGTACCGACGAACCGGCCACCGACTCCGCCGACACGCCGCTCATCGCGACGAAGGAGTCGTGCGACTGATGGCCGCCCAGCAGAAGACAAACAAGGGCAATCCCGCCCACAAGCGGATGGGGAACGACGCCCTCAAGGCCCGCCGCAACGCCTCCTGGCGCCGCGGGAAGATCCGCAAAGGTGCCCGCCAGGACGCCCAGCGCGAGCTGGAGAAGGCCAACAAGATCCGCCGCGAGAACGGCCTCCCCACGCCGTGGGAGGCGCGCGTCGGGCTCGAAGCCATCGAGCGGATGGCCGCCGCGAAGCTCCACCGGCAGGCGCAGCGGGCCATCCGCGAGCGGGAGCGGTTGGGCCGATGACCCGCTCGCGCGCCACCGCCAAGGCCGCCGGCGCGTCGTTCGAGCGGCTCATCGCCGATTACCTCGCCGACCGGGTCGACGACCGCATCGACCGGCGCGTCAAGACCGGCGCCAAGGACAAAGGCGACATCGCTGGGGTGCGGGTCACCGGCAACGCTCGCGTCGTCATCGAGTGCAAGGACTACGGCGGCCGGATCGAGGCGGGCATCTGGATGCGCGAGGCCGACATCGAGCGCATTAACGACGACGCCGAAGTCGGGCTCGTCATCGCCAAGCGACGGGGCACCACGAAACCTGGCGAGCAGTGGGTGCTGATGACCGTCGACGACCTCATCGGTCTCATCACCGGCGTGCACAGCGGGGAGCTGTGATGGCCCGCAAACCGAAACTCCTCACCGAGGAACAGATCCGCGAGAAGTTCTCGGAAATCCCCCAAGACGGCCTTTTCGACATGGCTGAAAAGCGTTCTTCGGAACCGCAGAAGAAGACCGCCAAGCCGAAAGCCATCGACCACCAGAAATGCCCCATCTGTGGCCACGAGAAAGTCCGCATCATCCGCGTCCTCGGCGACGACTTCCGGCCGCACCTGCTATTCGACGTGCACTTTCGCACCACCATGAGCGGGCACAAGTTCCCCTGTCAGGGGACTGGGAGGGAAGCGAGTTAATGCCCAAGGACGAAGGCATGGTCGGCACCGGCGGCATCTACAACGACTACACGCCGGACCTCCCCAAAGGCGACCCCGAGACGGAGCTGACGGAAGTCGTCACATGGTCCGAAAGGGACTACGGATACGACTGGCCGGGCATCGGGCCACCACCG